CTGCCGCGACGCCAGCGGTGGAGTTCCGCGGCTACCCAGACACGACCGGCGCGAAGGCGCGCGTCGCCGCGGCAGAGAGCGCCGTCCGCCGGGCGCACGCCGAGGTCGCCGTCGCCGAGCAGCGCCTGGAGCAGGCCGCCGCCGCCGCCTCCAAGCTCGCCGACCTCGAGGCGCAGCGCTCAGGAATCGAGGCAGACCTGGCCGACTGGAGCCGCCTCGGCGCCGACCTGGGCAAGCAGGGGCTGCAGGCCATGGTGATCGACTCGGCGATCCCGGAGATCGCTGCGCTCTGCAACGACCTCTTGTTGAGCTGCCATGGCAGCAGGTTTGCCGTCGACATCCGGACCCAGACCTCGGACGCCAAGGGTCACCGCTTGCTCGAGACGCTCGACGTCATCGTGATCGACACGGTGAACGGACGCGAGGGGCCTGCCGAGACGTTCTCCGGTGGAGAGCGGACGATCCTTGCCGAGGCCCTCGCGCTCGCGCTGACCGTCGTCGCATGCCGGCAGCTCGGGATGACGAGGCCATTCATCGTGCGCGACGAGAGCGGGGCCGCGCTGGATCCGTCGAACGCCAGGGTCTACGTCGCCATGCTGCGCCGCGCCGCAGAGCAGATCCAAGCCGAGAAGGTACTGTTCGTGAGCCACTCTCCGGAATGCACGGAGTTGGCGGACAGCCGGATCCAGATCGGGGCGCCGCGTGAGGCGCCCGTTTCCTTGGCACTTCCAGCAGCAGGCGCACGCCTGGTTCACGAGGGAGGCGGCATGAGCGGCGAATCGCCCGAGTACGTAGCTTGGGTTCACCAGCAACCTTGTGCCTTCCAGCCGTGCGTCGCGCCGTCGGAGTGCCATCACAGCACGAATGCCAGCACCCTAGGGGATGGCGAACAGCCGTCTGGAAAGCGCCTCGGCGGACGTCGAGGCAAGGGCGAGCGAGGGCACGACGATCACAGTTTTCCGTTGTGCCTACGGCACCACAGGCAGTTCCACGACGCCAAGGGGCCGTTTCGGGACTGGACCAAGGAGCACCGGCGGGCGTGGCAGGACGAGCAGGTTCACTTGCACCGCGCTCGCTATTTCGAGCACATCGAGAAGGACGCCCAGTACCAGGCGCTCTACAACGCCGGCCGCGCCTCACGGGACGCGGAGCTGGCTCACCTCGAAGAGGCCGCCCGGATTCTGCGCCTGCTCGGGCGAGCAAAGGATGCCGACGCCGCAGAGGCCTTCGAGCGAATGACCGAGGGCGCCAAAGCGCATATCGCCTGGCTGAGGGCTGACAGCGACGCTGGAGAGTCGGACCAATAGGAGAACTATGCAATTCGGACCCTACACCATCGACGTTGACGGGGACCACGCCACCATCTGGCGCACGGACGACGCCAAGGTCGAGCCAACGTTCTACGAGATGCAGCACATGAAGTCGCTGGCGTTCGGCGGAGCAGAGCGGGCCGTCGAGGTGTTCCCGCGGTCGTCCGATCTCGTGGACGGGCAAAACCAACGGCACCTGTGGCGCGTGCCTGAGGGGTTTGAGGTACCGAACCTGCGCACTGGCCGCCTCAGTTGGCGCCCCAATCCAGATTTTTGCGACTGCGGCCCGGACGGCATGGGCCCGCACGAGCCTGGAACCGACTGCGCTTCGGAGAAGTGACCATGTGGATTTGGGTCTGGTGGTATGCGCTCGGGGCCGCCCTGGCCTATCAGACAGGCGAGAGCGTGAGAGACAACGAGCCGCGCTGGATGGTGCTGCTCATCGCCGCTTGCGGCTACATCGCCGGCTACAAGAGCAACTCGCACCACCGGGCCTAGCCCCGCTGCTGGCAGGAGGTAGAGTTATGTGCAGACACGGCCAGACCCTAAACGCTTCCGTGCTGATCCCAGCCCACCTGAGCCACACCGGCGAACAGCGATGGGACGTCAAGCCGATCGATCGCTGTCTCCTGCCGCTGATCGAGGAGCTGAACAGGGTAGGCGAGCACACCATCGGGAGTTGTTGCGGCCACGGCAAAGTGCCCGGATCGATCATCATGGCCGACGGGCGCGAGTTGACTGTGGACGCGGCGGAAGCCCTCCTGAAGCGCCACGGGCTCATTCTCGGAAAGCGGCTGCACGCCGCTGACCCCGGCCGGAACTTCAGCGTCGCCTACTACCCGGAATGGGACGAGTTTCGCAAACCACTACCTGGATGATCCAATGCATACCGTGAAAGTCTTCCACCCCGATCGCACGTGTCGCCTGTACGAAGTGCGTCCGGACGGGCTGTGGTTTCTGGGCAAGCGGAACCGTGACGGATCGATCTTCGGCTGGTGGCCGCGCTGGTCCGCTTTGGTGCGGTGAGGTAACAGATGATCAAGGTAGCCTGCCCAAAACACCCAGGATACACCGGCCAGCGATACCCCGTCGGCCGCAACGGGCGCGCGCCGTGCGATGGCTGCGTCACGCTCTACGGCATGGCTCGAGAGCTCGTGCGTGACTACCGGCTGCGCGTGACTTGCGACGTGGGGAACACGCCGAAGCCCAAGCAGATGTTCGGCAGGCCCCAGCCAACACCTTACGAAGCGCAGCGGGAACTCTGCGCAAAGCGCTGACCAGGAGACCCAATAGGATGAAAACGGCTCGACAACTACGCGACGAGATCAGGCTCGTGCTCAGCGGCTTGCGCCAGGATCTCAACACCGCCCGCAATGCGGCGGAGCACATGGAGAAGGGCACGATGGGCTGCGCCACGCTCAACGGGTTCGCGGGCGGCCTGGAGCATGCTGTCGAGGCGCTGGAACCCCTGCTGCGTCACGTGCCCGAGACGCCCGGCGAAGGGGCGGAGCGCAAGAACCTAGAGCCTGCGGTGCGAAACCCGACCCGCGAGGAAATGGAAGCGAAGGCACGCCCCTAGTGCTGGTGGGTAACGCGCGAAAAGTTCCAGTGGAGTAACGGATGCAACGAGCCCTGAGCAGCGACAACGAGTGCGTGATCGGCGATTGCCGCGCCGTGCTGCCCACGTTTCTGGCGGAGCTGTTCCATTGCTGCGTGACGAGCCCGCCGTACTGGGGGCTGCGCGACTACGGCCACGAGCAGCAGATCGGTCTGGAGCCGACACCGGAGGAGTTCGTCGCCGAGCTCGTCGCCGTGTTCCGGGAGGTGCGCCGAGTACTCCGCGACGACGGCACGCTCTGGCTCAACCTGGGGGACTGCTACGCGACCGGCGCCGGCAAGTCGACGAACCCGGGCGGCGGCGTCCAGGGCGCACGCTGGCGCGGCGAGACGACCAGGCACCGCGACGAGCGACGCCGCGACCATGGCCAGCCTGCCCGCAACGGCCGCGGCAAGCCGCAGACAGGCCGCGCCTCGGAGCGCTCCGGGCACGAGGGAAAGCAGAGTTACCGGGTCGGTCCGCTCAGCCAGCCGAACCGAATGCCCATCGTGGGGCTCAAGCCGAAGGACATGGTCGGCATGCCGTGGCGCGTCGCGTTCGCGTTGCAGGCCGACGGCTGGTACCTGCGCAAGGACATCATCTGGCACAAACCGAACCCGATGCCGGAGTCGGTCACCGACCGGCCGACGTCGGCCCATGAGTACTTGTTCCTGCTCTCGAAGTCGGAGCGCTACCACTACGACGCCGCTGCAATCGCCGAACCGCTGCTCCACCCGGAGTCCGCCACCGACGAGGACGCCTCACGCGCCTTCACTCGCCGACGCAAGACGACGCCGGCGAGTCGGCAGGGCGCGGTCGAGCTCGAGCAACCGACGCCGACCACCCGCAACGCTCGTAGCGTCTGGACCATCCCGAGCGAGCCCTACGACGGCGCGCACTTCGCGTGCTTCCCCACGGCGCTCGCTCAGAAGTGCATCCTGGCAGGCTCGCCGCTCGGCGGCGTGGTGCTTGACCCGTTCTTCGGCTCGGGCACCGTTGGCCAGGTCGCTGAGGTGCTCGGCCGCCGCTGGTTCGGCATCGAGCTCCAGAGCAGATACGAGCCGCTGATCGCGAAGCGGACGGCACAGAAAGGGCTGGCCTTTGGCCAGCGCTAACCGCGCTGGTGCAGGGGGCCAGCAGGAAGGGAACGAAGATGGCAAAGGTCTACATGGTGACGGACGCTGACGTAAACCGACTCAAGGCGTACGCGGACCGCGCGCCGCAGTACGGGTCACATGGTGGCTCCAGCGCGTGCCTGAGCCCCGAGCAAGCACGCGCCTACGAGGACGCGCACCGGTTCTACAACCGGCAGATCCTGACGTGGCTCGAAGAGGTCACGAAGTAACCCCCCTGCAACTGTGGGTCAGGGAGGCTGAACCAAGATGACGAAAGAAGAGCTGGAATCCGAAGCAGCGCTGATCCTCGAGCAGGAGGGGTGGCTGCTAACGAGGCTCGCACGTGAGACCAATAGCGCGCGCCTGCGCAGACTGGCGGAGCGCTATGAGAGCTGGCTCGCGTCGGTATCGGCGTTTCGCGTCCTGTATCCGGGTCGGTGGCCAGAGCCACCGGACAACTCATGAAGCACAAATGCCAGCACCCGGCGCCCGCCCGCCGCTTCATCGGCTTCGGCGAGCTCCTGTGGTGCCGCATCTGCGGCGCCTACTGCAAGTTCAACGAGCGCACGAGCCGGTGGGGCAGGTGGTACCGGCCGCTGCAAACGACCCTGCCTGAAGTAGCCAATAGGAAGGAATGACCATGGAATTGCTACGGTGTGACCTCTGCAAGAAAACAGAGCCCGGCTCGATCCGCGCGCCCTACCACCAGGGCAGCTCCCAGCTCACTGCCGAGCGGGACCATTTCAAGCGCGAACTCGACGAACGGTCAGAGCAACGCCTGGCGGCACTCGCCGACGTCGAGCGGCTCACGGCGGAGCGGGACGCCCTCCAGCTCCACTACGACGCTGCCGGCCCGGAGCACAACCTGATGGCGCTGCTCGACCTGTACCACGAGCGGGAGAGCGAAGCCCTCGCCGAGCTCGACGCGGCCGCGCACGGCATCGCGCAGGTTCTCGACCACGACCTAGGCGCCGAGCCGAAGACACTCCCTGAGCTGGTCGAGATGGTCGAACTCGAGCTGAACGCGGAGCACGAGCGGGCGACCCAGGCCGAGACCGAGCTCTCCCTTTGCAACGACCGGCTAGCGGGGCTGCGGCGCATCCTGGCGCCGGTGCTGGAGCTACTCCAGGACGCCGACGACAACGCTCAGCAGCTCGAGGCTCACGGCAAGTACACGAGCGCAGAACATGACGCGCGAGAATGGCGCCAGCAGTGGGCGGCGCTGAAACCCAATCTCCGCGCCGAACTGGAGAAGCCATGAGCAACATACCCGAAGCGCTGGGCGACCTGGCGCGAGTCTGTGTGGATCGAGAAACGGCCGACATGCTGACGCGCGCTGCGAGCCACGTCCGCTCGGCAGAGGCGCACATCGCGGACCTGGAAGCCCAGCTCGCCACCGCGCTGCAACAGTGTGCCAATGCGCGGCGCCTGGCGCTGGAGGCGCGCGAGCTGGTCCGGGAGATTCGCGAGATTGGGAACCGCGCCACCCCCTCAGCCCAGGAGGCGCTCCGTGAGTCGCGAGCAAACGCCAAGGCGCTGGCGCACCGTGCCGCGGTGAATGCGGCGATCGAAGTGGTCGACCTGTACGTCGGAAGGGACATCCGCGAGATGGTGCTCGAGAAGCTCCGGGCCCTGCGCGACGAGGCGAATGCGCTGCCCCAGGAGTCCAGCGCCGCCAACCCTCCGGAAATTCCGGATAGTTCGGCGGGCCGTCGATCGGGCGCCGATCAACCGATCCAGCAGGAAACATGCTCGACGAGCGCGCCAGAGGCCACTTTGCCGATCACCCATCGAGCGGTGGCTGGAGCCCCCAACCCTTCGAAATCCTCGAACGGTTCTGGCGGCTCTTCTCCCTGTGACGCCTGCGACGGTTCAGGCGAAGTCGTCGTCGAATGGTCGACGCCGAACGAGCACGGTCAGGACACGCAGGAATGCGACCACTGCGACGGATCCGGCAAGGCCAGCCCGGAGAGGGGGACGGGCGTGGAGCACGTGAAGCGGACGTTTGCGCCATGAGTTGGGACCGTGTCTTCGTCTACGCGCTCGGCATGGCCGCGTTCTATCAAGGGCACTACGCGCAGCGGCAGGCACAGTTGCGCGGCGTCCTCGGACTGAAAGACAATTTCGCAGCAATCAGGGTTCTGCAGCTCGGCGTCGATTGCATGCGTCTGGCGCGAGGCATCGAGCAGCCTGGCCCCATTACCTAAGTCAGGCAATAGGACGAGAACCCATGATCACCAAAACAATCACCCTCAAGTTCAACGACGGCAGCCGCAGCACGGCTGTCATCAACGGCCGTAACGTGGCCGAGGTGACCGCCCTCATCGCCGCCGAGATGGCGCGCACCGGAGCCTACGGCTTCGGTACCCAGTCCACCGTAGTCCACCAGGGGCGCTAGGGTGTCCCTGCCCAAAACCACCGTGCAGGTCCTCTGTATGACCTGCAACGCCAGGCTGACGGCCTGCGACCTTAGCCCCGAGGTCGCGTCGCAGGCCGTCGATGCCGAGGCCGAATCGCTGGGCTGGCTCTTGCTGCCCCCGCGTGGCCCGCTCCGCTGGAGCCCGGTTCACGTTTGCGGCGACTGCAGGGTTGAGATCGCAGCTCTGGTCACCGAGACGGGAGCCGCATCCGAAAGAGAATGCTGTTCGCACGGCATCTACCTTCAGAGCCACTGCGAGCCGTGCCGCATCTTCGCGAAGCACACAGGCAGGATCTAGCCCCATTGGCGGGCAGAGGTAACAGCATGAAAACCGACCAAGAACACCTGAGAGACGCAGCCGATCACGTCGAGCGGAACGGCCTGCACATGGAAGCCGCCATCCTGCGCAGGGCCGCGGATCGCCTCGAGCGGTACGAGAACACGCTCAAGGGAATAGCGGATCAGACGTGCTGGAACGCTCTCGAGTCGGCGCAGTACGCCCTCGGCCGTGAGCAGACAACCGGGCGGGCGAAGCCGTCAGACAAGGAAACCGATTACCGCTCAGGGTACTGAGCGACTCTGGAGGCAGGAGCCACGGGCGTAAGACCATGACCGAACTGACCGCAATCCCACTGACCCGCGACCAGGCGAACGCCTTCATTCTGGCGCACCATCGCCACCATGGGCGCGTCTACGGCCACCGGTTCATTGTGGGCGCGGTCAAGGCTGGCGAGCTCGTCGGGGTCATGGTCGCGGGGCGGCCGCGGGCGCGGCTGATTCCGCAGCTCGTCAATCTCGAGGTCAACCGCCTCTGCGCCGATGGCACGGCCAACGTGTGCAGCTTTCTCTACGCCCGCGCCGACCAGACCGCCCGGGCGCTGGGCTTTGAGACCGTGTTCACGGCCATTCTCGAGAGCGAGAGCGGCGCGAGCCTGAAGGCTGCCCGGTGGGTCTACGCCTACACGACGCGGGGCGGTTCGCAGGATCGGCCCAGCCGGCGCCGGGCGAAGGTCGCGCCCGAAGAGCCCAAGCAGATCTGGTGTCCGCAATGGTGCCTGGACGCCGTAAAGGCACTCAACCGCGAGCAGTCGCGAAAGACGGCGGCGTAACGCCTCTACCTGGATGATGCAATGAGCGACGACGCCTACCAGGTCCGAATCAGAGTCGAGCGCCCGTGCCGCGCCTGCAAGCAGGGTAGCGGCGCCACGGCCAGCACGGCTTCTCTCGACACGCCCGCTGGCGCGCTCGCCCCCGACGCCAGCCCGAAGCCGTGCACTGGCTGCGGCAAGCCATCCACGCACGACTGCGACGAGGACCACCAGTTTCGCTGCGGCTTCCCGATCTGTGACGACTGCGGGTGCAGCCCAGGCTACGTGCACGCGCCGCTGCCCAACGCGACTAGCGTCGCTGGAGACGACCATGGCTAACCCTGTCCCGCTCACCTCCCCGGACGGCACCGTCTACGCCTACGCCTGCGGCGTCTGCCATCATGTGGCAAGCCCCGGCTCGCGCGGTGTGATCTACGACGCCGAAGACGTTGCCCGCTTTGCCGCGGAGGGCCTCCGCTACGCCGAATGGTGCTGCGCTTGCCGGGACTGTGGCGCTCGGGTCGGCGTGTCTGAGCTCTGGTGCTCGATATGCCAGGCGGCCCGCGACGAGCGTACCAAGGTCGTCGTGGCGGCCCACGACGAGCAGGACCGCAAGCGCGAGGCCGCGAACGCTGCGAAGCTGGCGGGCTCGAACGCTGACGCGGCCAAGTTGCTCGTCAACCTGATGTCGGACATCAGCGAGGAATGCTACTGCGCCGGCTGGCTCAGCGATTGCGAATACACGCTGTGGGGCCTGAAGGACAAGCCGGAGAGCACGTGGGGCATGGGCGTCGTGACCACGTTCGACTGCACTGAGCTCCGGCGGCTGTCCGCCGAGTGTGGCGGTTGGTGGATCTTCGACAGTGAGGCCGGCGGCAACGTATTCCTGACACTCGCCGAGTGGGAGCCGCGCTACGCCGAACCTGAGACGCCCGAAGCCGCGGCGGGCGGGAGAGCTCCCACGGCCCGGGCGGCGCGGCTCCTATCACCGCCGTGAGGAGTGGGCCAAGCTTCGACGTAGCGCTCGAGCCGCCGCCGACCAGGGGGGACGGTGCCGGCGGCGGCCGAGCGCGGGCCTGGTATCACTGCCGGCGGCGCTTGCCCAGCCTCCGCGAGCGCCGGGGCCCGCTCGCCCGAATCCAAGCTCGCACCGCGGAGCTCTCGCCCTCGACCGTCTGTCCCACGCAGACGAGCTCGCCAGCCACGTCGACCGGCGCTGCTCGCAGGCGGTTGTGGGGTAGGGGCTCGATCACCCAGTGCCGCTTCATGCCCATGCGCTGGAGTCGGCGCGGCGCGGGCGCGGGTTGCGTGCTTTCCGCGACGGCTCACGATCCAGCATCAATCCGGCTCGATTTCGACTTTCTTCCGAGAACCGTCTCAAGGGTCTTGCGCGCGGCTATACACGTGCGCTACATATCAGGAGTCAACGGCGCGTTGCCGCAGACGAAACGGCCCCCGCGGCGGTAACCGACGGGGGCCAAATCAGAACCTAGTAAGGAGATTCCGACCATGAAACACTACCATATCACGAACACGATTTCCGGCGCGGACCTCGGCACGTACGAGGCCGCCAGCGAGCAAGGCGCCCTGGACGCGATGGCCCGAGCGGCGGGCTACGCCGACCACGCGGCAGCCTGCAAGGCGGCGCCGGTCGCTGAGGGCGAGCTGCTCGTCGAGAAAGAGGAGTGGATCGTCGCACTGGACAAGGGGCGCGGATTCTTTCCTCTGCCGGGACACAGCTACTCGGACCCGGACTCGGCCCACATCGCGCTTCGCGAGATCATCAAGCGCGGCGAACTGCCGCAAATCCAGCCGTGCGAGGCGCGCGTGATGCTGCGCTCGAATCTCGGCGCTCACAACCGCGATCAGATGAAGCGCTGATCGAACTGGCCCCGGCTTCGGTCGGGGCCGCTCTCTACCCGGAAGATAACGATGACCGCCCGCAAGCAGGCCCGGCCCTCCGCCACCGCTGTGATCGCGAACGACGCCGCCAGTGACGACCCGGGGCGCTTCCTCCCTGCGCTCGCTCGCGCTGCCGCGGACCGCCGCCGGTCGCGTCGTGAGCCGCTCTCCTGGTCCGAGGCGATCGCTGAGGCGCCGTGGGACGTCTCGATGCCCGCCGCGTGGGAAGCCGCCTTCCGCCGCGCGTACGCTCAGCGTCTGGTCGAGCGAGGGCTCGCGCGAGCGGCGGCGCCGTCCGGCTCACGCTCCGAGAGCGGCGAGCACAAGCACCCGATGATCCCGGTTCGCGCGCCCAAGGTCGACCAGGACCGGTGGCGAGCGAAGGCTGCCGCAAGGGGCATCAGCTACTCGGACTACGTTCGGCGGGCGTGTGAGATGGCGGAGTGAGTGGTGTAGGTTGGTGCCCGTGGCCACGGGAGGTCAGAGGTCACCGGTGGCCCGGACTCGCCCCCTCAGTAGCACCCCGCGGACCACGGCTGCACCTGGCGATTTCGCGCAGGGAACCCCAGTCGGCGCGGATCAAAGAAAAAGGCCGACCGCTCCCCGAAAGGAACGACCGGCCTTGGAATGCCGCCTTGTTGGCTCCTATTGCTAGGGCAGTGGCTGGCGGCGAAATGGTGTTGGTGGTTACTACGGCGCCGGCATCGGCGTCCGAATTGTCCACTCGGTCCGCGGCTTCTGTCGGCCGGGCATGCCGATGTCCGGCACGGCTTCGATCTCTGCCGGCGCCGCGCAGTTTTGGACGACGACGCCGTGAACGCCAGCGCGGCCCAGAGCAGCGGCGATAAAATGTTGCTCCGGGCAACGCAGCGCCTCGAGTCGAGCTAGCCGCTTCTCGGCGTCGACCAGCCGATCGGCGAGTCCCGGCGTCTTCAGCTCGCCACTGTCGCGATCGCGACGCCCCTCGATACGCTCGCGCGTGGCATCTTGCTTGACCTCGACGCGTTCGAGCTGCGGAGCCGGGGCCTTGTCGACGACGTTGTACAGGCCGAGGAGAGGCCCGAGGATCAGTAGGAGAAACTTCCCGAGGTCGGCGAGGTTGATGTTCCTCGCCTTGAATTCGAAGCCGAGGCCGTTCGCGCTCCTTGGCGTTTCGTCCGCCTTCTGCGCCTCCGGCTCGAGCCCAGTCGGCACTCGTGGCGGCAACGGCAAGCGCGGCCCGGGGCGGGGCACGACTGGGGTTTTGCGATCAGACGGCATGGGCTAGCGTCGCTTGTCTTCGTCGAGTTCGAGCTGCAGGGCCATCAGCGCGCGCGCTGTAACGTGGGCCAGCGCGTGCCGGCGTGACTCTGGATCCTTGCGCTCGCCGCCCAGAAACTTCGCCACGTGCCCGATCAGTTTTGCGGTGTGATGCGCGACGGTGTACGTCTTCCAGCGGCTGGACGGGTGCTTGCCCTGGCTGGCTCCGATCACCCGGTCGACCTCCGCCAGCGCCTCACCAAGCCCGATGGTGCGCGCCGACTCGCCTCCGCGGTTCAGCTCCCGGGCGAAGTTCAAGAGCGCGATCCGGTCGTGCAGACCGAGCGCGCGCCAGAGCGAGAGCAGCTCGACCCAACGCTGGTATTCGATGCCGTCGAAGGTGGGGCCGTCTGGCACATCCGCGTAGCCTCTCAAGATGCGCCCTGCAATCGAAAGCGCGCCTTGCAGAGCCCGCAGATACAGTCGACGTAGCCGCAGTGTTGGCAGTGTTTCATCGTTCTCTCTCCCTACGTGCTGACAAAACGAAAAGGCGGCGCCACAGTCGTGCAGTGAGCCGCCGCAGCCTGAAGTGCGAGGTTTAGTCGGTAGCGCGGCAAGAGCTTCCGCCGAGCCGTCGTGTGGAGCGAGCCAATCGCCAGCTCCGCGCCGGAGCCGATCGCCCAGTAGCCGTGAGCCGGTCGCCACGGATTGCCGTCGTGCTCGACGTAGTAGACGCGGCCGGCGATGCCGATGAGCGCCGCGCATTCGCCGCGGTCGTCGCCTTCGATCTCAAGCGCCTTGATCTCGCGCTGCGCCGTCTCGGCGAACTCGCCGAAAACCCAGGCCTCGACGTCGCGCCCCGGCTGGCGAACGAATGAGACGCGCCGCCAGAGCGCTTCCCACACGGTTAGGCCAGCGATCCCGATGACGACGGGGCCACGGCGGAAGACCTTTGGCGCGCGCTGCAGCACACGGATCCCCTCGAGCTCGACGTGCGAGTCACCGGCAAACCAGGCTTTCCCGGCGTGCTCGATGGCGGCGATGGCGGTCACGCGGGCTCAGGCCGCCTTGGCGTGGCGCGCTAGACGGCCGGAGCGCTCGAAGCGGGGTAGCCAGGAGAAGATTAGATCGTCGGCCTTGGAGGAGTTACAGGACCTGCATGCGGGAACGACGTTGTCGGGCGAGTGCTTGCCGCCGTGCGCAAGCGGGCGGAAGTGGTCCATACTCATTCTTCCTGTCGTGTAGCAGTAGGCGCACCGGTGATCGAACGCATCGAGAACGGCTCGCCACTCATTCACGCTGACACCTGTCGAGTCGGTGCCCTTCTTTCTCGCCCTGCGCTTCTCCTCAGATGCCGTAACTCGATCAGGATTCCGCCGCTTGGTCTTGCCGGCATAGAATCCGGACGTCAGCTTGGTTGAGACGCAGCCCGCGCACCACTTTTCACTCGGCGGCTGCACAGTCAGGCCGGACTCCCAGCGCAACCGCGCTGCCCGATCGCAGCCGCGACAGCGCCACGCGAGCCCGTCTTTCGATGACTTCAGTTTACTGAATGCCGAGGCATCCAGTTCGCGCCGACATGCGCCGCACCGCTTCATCCGCAACTCCCTTGGATTACGCGCCCGTCGATAATGGTGCGCCCGTCAATGATAGGGCGGAAGTTGACCCATGCCACACCGTCACGGTCGATTTCTGCAGTGCAGAAGCCGTGCTGCCACTCGCGCCTTGCACGGTCGAGCGGGCGATAGTCGGCAGCCTTCTCTGGGTCGCCCAGCCAGCCCGCCGTCACGCTGACGTGACGTGTCCCGTCATCGTGTCCCTGGTAGACCATCGTCGCCCAGTGCGTGTGCCCAGTGATCACCGACTTGCCGGTCGCTGCAAGGTTCTGCCAGGCGGCGTTCTTGCCCGCGAAGCCGACGTCGTGGGTCATCACGACTTTTCCGATCTTGATCGACGTTTTGTACGGATGCCATCGCCAGCCGCGCTCGTTGATGCGGAGCAGCTCCGGCATCGAAACAAGGCCGTAAAGTTCCGGCGCTTTCTCGGCCATGTAGCGGGCCAAACGATCGCAGTGGTTGCCTTCTAGGAAGTCGACGTATTCGCAGCCTGCGGCCTGGACGCGATCGAGCTCCACGTTGTTCGCGTCTATCTCCTCGCTGAGCAGCCTCGAGCGATCGGGACGCTTGGCGTGTGAACTGACACACGCGTCGTCAACGAAGTCACCGAGGATGACGACTCGGTCCGGGCGCCACGCATGAAGCGCGGCGAGACACGTGTTCCAGGCTTGCTCGTGATGGTTAGGAACGTGAACATCAGGAATGATGAACACGCGCATTGGCCGGTCGAAGTCTGCCGGCTGCGGGAAGTCGCGAAACGACCGGCTCGCCACGTGGGGGCGCTCTGGGGCACGCGCGGGCTTTGACGCTGGCTGCGCCGCCGACCGCGGCGACTGACCGTGCCCTGGCGCTTGCGGCGCCACCGAGGGCGCCGGGGCTCCTGCCGCGAGAGTCTTCCAGCCAACCCGTCCCCAGGCTTCGGGTCGCCACCCGTGCTGCACCACGGCGCGCGCTCGCACAGTCCGAATCGCGCTGTTGAACGAGCCTTCGTTCTTGCCGATTGCAGCCGCGGCCTTGCGAAGCGAACCGTTGGCGATCAGCGCGTCAAGACACCGCCTCTCGTTCTCAGTGGCGAACGGCTTCAGGCTCTCAAGCTCTTCCGGCGTTGCGCACTTCGTCGAGTGTCCCATACGGTTCCTCTCGCGCCCCTCTGTTGTCTGCCCGGCCACCGTTGCGCAGCACGCGCAACAGGCCGTCCGCTACTCTTCCGCCGACGTGACAACCGTATCGCCGTCGTAGCCGTGCCCGTTGCCGTTGCCGTTGTGACCTTCGGCGCGATCGAGCCGCTGCTGGTGATCGTGCAGCACGTGGCGCTGGTCGGCGACCATCTCGGCGAGCGTGTTGATGACGCCCGTCTGACGCATGGCGATGTGCTCGACCTTGGCGTCGAGAGCTGCCAGCGCGGCGAGGGATTCCTTGCGCAAGAGCTTCGCCGAGTCCGAGGCCATGATCGCGGCCGATTGCGCGGCTCGACCGACGTCAACGGCGTGGTCGACCTTGTGCTCGATGCTGTCGACCTGTAGCGCGAGGTTGGCCACCAGGGCGTGAACGGCCCGGATCGCCTTGAGCGCTTCGTCCTCGGGCGGCGGCACTGGGTCCGTGTCGCGGAGCTCCGTCGTTGGCGCGGGCTTCAGCGGAGGCGTCTGCTTTAGCGGGCCGTCGTCCTCGTGGTCCGGCACGAGTCGCGGAGACATCAGGTCTCGCCTCCACCGTCGGCGGGGTCGATCCCGTGACCCGTGAGCTCGCGTAGGGCGTCGGCTCGAATGAGTTCTGCGGTAGCGCGCGCGTAGGCCTCACTCATGGCGAGCACGCGGGCGCGATCTGCGTCTGTGATCGCCGGGCGCTGCAGAGGGGCCGCATCAGCCTTTGGCCTGGTCGCCACGGTCGGCCAGTGCAACACCGACCTGTCCATGGCGTTCTCAAACACGGTCGCGGCGTTGTCGAAGCACAGCTCGTTGTTGCGATTCCTCGGGACTACGCCGGGGTTATTGTCCGCCTTGATCTTCGCGCATGCCTTGGCGCTCACCCAGTCCTGCTTGTTGGCGAACCGAGTGAAGTTCTTGAAGATCGCAGGGAACCCATCGCCGACTGCCCAGGCCATCGAGAGGCAACCAAGCTGCGCGTCCGCCGGGAAGTCGTCCCAGTTCGGGTACGCTTTCTTGAGCGCGCGCTCTGTCTGCGCCAGGCGCTTGGCAACGAAGGCGTCGATGTCCTCGTCGGTGAGTCGGATGGTACTCAGCGGCGCCGCGAACTTGTAGTGGCGCTTCGACAGGTAGGCGGCCTGTGACTTCACAGCGTTCCACTGCCGGACCACCTCGTCCTTGCTGGCGAGCGATCCGTCCGGGAGCTTCCACGGCATCTGAAGCGCGAGCGAAACCGGGTCCGCAAGGTTCCCGACGCCAGCGGTCAGGAGCTGCTTCACATCGGCGTAGAGGTGCCCAACGCGGCCCTCCAACGGGGTACTGAACTGGTGCCACTTCTCAATCACGGATGCGTGCATCACTCCTCCAACAACAATCCCGCATTGCTCCGAAACGTCGGCGTCCGGCTCGCCACACGCTCCGGCGCATACGTCTCGCCGCAGCCTAAGCAACGCGGCTGTTCGCGTCGCCAGCTCTGATCGGCGCAGAGCGAACAGAAGCGGCCACGCTTGGGCCTCGCCGGGCGATGCGTGTTCAGCAGTTTGGCCATGGCGGCTTTCCCTGGATCCGACGCTGCGCCTCACGAACGAGCTGAAGCGCGCTGACAACAGCCCATGTTGCGCAGGCACCGAGGCGGATGCCGATGTTCATGGCCTGCCTGAGTCGGCGCCGAGACTTCACTTGCCGGCCTTGATCCGCGCCTTGGCTGCAGCGCGTGCAGCGAGTGCCAGCGCAGCGTTCTTCGCGAGTCGTTCGGCCTTCGTGGGCTCGCCGTTCACGATAGCCTTGAGCGCAGCGATCACGCTGCCGAGCGTCGAGGTCGGCACCCGCGAGAGGAGCTCTGCGCCCTCGGCCACGTACTTCGCCGCCTGAGCGGCTGCTGCGGGGATGCTCATTTGCTCTCCTCGATACGCTCGGCGCAGAAGGTCTCGCGCTCGCTCAGCTGACGGTCACACTCGGTCTCATCGTTGCCGCAGCTCACTGATAGCTGCGCGTATGAGACCTCGTCGCAGGGAGGGGCCTCGGCATGCTCAGCGCCGAGCAGACCGCAGCCGACGAGCGCCAGCGACGCGAAGCAGACCAGGCCGATGGCCTTCGTCCCAGTCGGCGGCGTCTTGTCGTCGTCGTCCTTGTCGCGCTTGCTCCCGAGCTCGCCGGTGTAGGGCACGAACGGGATAGCGGCGAGCAGGTGGTGCCAGAACGGCGTCACGGCGCCGATGAGCGCGCCCGTGCCGGCCTCCCATGGGTCACCGCCAGCCGACAGGGCGCCGAGCGCTGCACCGCCGACAAGCGACGGCAGGGCTTGCCAGAGGCGCCGGGCCTCATGGCCTTTCGGGCCCCAGCTCGCGGGTAGCTCCCAGAGCGCCGGCAGCCAACGGCGGATTGCGGCCTGAGGTGCCCAGAGGACGAGCACGAGCGCGATGGCGGGCAGGGCGGGGTTGATCGCCGCGAGGAACGCTCGGGCGCTTTCGATGAACAGCATGTGATGTCTCCTCGATTCGGTGGAGCTCGGCCGAGCACGGCAGGCTGCCGCGTGGGCGGGAGGCGCGGTCAGCGCTTGGCCGGCTGGGCTTGCAGCCCTCAGCCTGCGTCGCGCACGGCGGCCAGCAGACGTCTCGCTGCGGCCACCGCGTCGAATCGCTTGCTGTTGCCGGGAATGAGCTCGCTGCCGCGGGCGCCGGGCTCACCCTCAGACACCAGTGACCATCGGGATCGGCCAGCTACTGCCCGCAGGGCTAGGCCGGCGCGCCAACCGCGGCCCAGGTCGACGCTGTTCGCGCCGCGTAGCATATGCGCGAGCTGACGCACGCTTGGCGGCGCCACGGCCTCACGAACTGGCGTGACGAGGCGCAAATGCCGAGCTTTCATGGCGTCGAGCCGAGCATACAGCACGCGCGGAGCCGCTTGCAATTTGGCCAAAGCCTCGGAGAATGGCCGGGATGTTGCGGGTCTCAGCGATCGGAACTTGCCGGGTGGTCGAGCCACTAAACCGAATGAAGGGGCGGATCACGGTCGGCCATCGCGGCGGAGCCGAGTGGTTCGTCCATTCGACGCGCGAAGTGCTGCAGAAGATCGAGATCATGAACGGCAGGATGGACCTCCCCGAAACGATCGAGCCGCTCCTGGTGCACAACCCGCTGAAGTTCGACCGCTCTGCTATCCGGCCCGACTTCTACGCCGGGACCGACGTGTTCGTGGTCGAGGTGTCGAGCATCAAGAACCTGCGCGCGAACGGGTGGCACCTTCAGCAGTGGTGTGTTCGCGACATCTTGTCTGGCTCTCGGCAAGTCTCGGAAGCCACGCACGCCATTGTCGACGGAGCGCGGCAGCACGTACAGAGCGCGCAGGAGCTGAGGGCAGACATTCAAGCAATCGTTGCTGCGCTTCATCCAACGCCGGTCGCCTTCGTCCCGCATCTCACGATCCCACGTGACGACGGCTCGCCGTTTCCCGAACGAACCCTGATCAGGGACGTGCTCCTATCCAGCAGCGTGACAACAATCGATCCCACGCCGTGGGTGCTAGGCGCTGGCTACGATCTGGCGATGGTCGACTCTGGCCACTACCGGCCGTCCTTCGAAATCGAGGTCGGCAGTCGCCTCGTGGCTGAGATTTCGGCTCGGTTCGGCTAGGCGGCTTGCCCAGCAGCGGCTCTCTGGGTACGCTTCACGACCAGATGCCAGGGAGGGCGCGTTGCTAAGAGTCTCAGCGATCGGTAGCTGTCGGGTATTCGCCCCTCTCGCCGTCATGGCCCGCCGCAAGCGGGTCGCCATCGGTCACGTCGGCGCCGATTGGTACACGTACACGACGCCGGAGACACTGCAGAAACTGCAGGTCATGACCGGAGCGGCGGCGCTGCCGGCTGACCTCATGCCGCTCGTCATCCGCGCCCCGGGGCAAACGCACAACGCCGGCGCCATCCGCCCCGGCTTCTACAGCGGCACCGACGTCTTCGTTATCGAGATTTCGTCGGTCAAGCGCCTCCAGTTGCGCGGCTGGCACCTGCAGCAGTGGTGCGTCAAGCTCGCTCTCGAGGGCAAGCTTGACGACGCTTCGGCCGAACTCGCGAAGACGGCCGTTGCCAGCAACCAGAGCCGGGACGAGGTCAAGCGCGACCTAGTGGCGATCGCCGAGGCGCTCGGCAAGCCGGTGGTCTTCGTTCCTCACCTGACTATTCCGCGCGATGACGGAACACCGTTCCCTGAGCGCAGGATGCTGCGTGAGGTGATCGCCGAGGTGTGCGACGCTACGCCAAGCGCCACGCTGTGGGACCCGACGCCGCTGGTTTTGGGGGCCGGCGTCCGGACCGCGATGCTGGACGCGAGCCACTACACGAAGGAGTTCGATCGCGAGATCGGTGAGGCGCTCGTTGAATGCGTGGAGCGGGTTTGCCGGGGCAAGATCGAACTCTCGGTCGAACTCTCGAGCGGGGCAATCGATACGGCCAGACCAGCAGACTACGTCATCGACACCGAGCGCACGTATCACTAGGTCGCGTTATTGCTCGGAGTGAGTTGGTGCAGGTTCGTGCCGTCACTCAGTAGGGTAAGCGTGTCCTCTGTATTATCCAGGCTGAAGTCGCCGGACAGGCGTAGGTTGCCGGTACCATCCTTGCAGACGATCGTGCGGTCTGAGTTGGCCGCGCGAAGAATCACGAGCTGACCTGCAATCGTCCCTGTGATCGTGTCGAGCTCGTCGGACGACGCGCCGCCCTCCGTATCGACGCGAAGCGTGCGCCCGCTGGTCCACGCGATCACCCCGCCCGAGATCGTGCGGTTCGCGGACGTCGCATATTCGCGCAAGGTGAAGCCGATGTTATTCAGGCCGAACGCAGTGGTGGTCGCGTTGTCGATCGCGCCGGAGCCGTTGCCGTCTGCCACGCAGTTGCTGACCTCAGGCATTACAGAGGTCGCTTCGAGCTTCCAGCCGTGCGCCGTGTTGTTGAGGCTGCGACAGCCCAGCGTCTTCTGATTCGTGCCCTGAAGGCGGAAGCCGCTCGCGCCATTCGACAGCGCGCTGCATCCGAGCGCCACACAACCGTCAGCGGACGAGCCGAACGTGACCCCGTGGCTCTCGCAACTCTCCGCTGTGACGCCCGATACCGTGCACCGCGCGGCCCCCGCGAACAGGCCGACCCAACAACCCGCGATGTAACCGCCCGCAACGTAGACGTCGCGCGCCTGAACCATCACGCCGCCGTTCGACGTGTGCCCGGAGGCCGCGCGAATGTCGAAGCCCACCAGGCAGGATCGATGTCCACCGATGCCGTTCTCCTCCTCCGCCTCGCCCACGCGGAAGCGCACGCCGGACTGATCGCCAGTGATGTTGCGAATGACGATGTTGAAGAGTCGTGCTGGGCCTCTGATGTCGATCCCGGATTGCTCCGGGTCGCCGGAGAGGTTCTGCCCAACGGTGTCGACGTAGACGCTGCTTAGGCAGATGTCTTCGTTGGCGTCGGCCTTGTTTTTGAAATCGATGCCGTCGCCGCCCGTGTTGTAGATCCGCACGTTGTCGATCGACACCTTGACGTTGGCACCATCCTGCACGCCGATTCCGTACCAGGCGGTATTCTGGATGATGAGGCGCTCGATCGTAACGTCCGTCAGGTCCTCACCGCGAATGCCATGGACGATGGCGGACTGGCCGGCGCGGTTGCCGTCGATCGCCAGGTCGCAGATGAAGGCGTCCGTGACGGCCTCCATGCTGATAACCTGAGCGTTCGATCCGTCGGCGAGATAGAGAGTGGTGCAGCCGCGACCCGCCCCCTGAAGGGTCACGTTGCTGAGCATCGTGAGCCCTGTGATGTAGTAGACACCCGGCGGGATGAGCACGACGCCGCCACCGGCCGCGTTTGCCGCAACGATCGCAGCATTGATCGTTGCGGTGTTTGCTGCCGCCGCGCCGGAGCTGTTGGGGGTGAGGGTGCCGTAGTGCCGGGCGTCGATGTAGGGGAGGTTGGTGACGGCGGCGGGCTTGGAGGCGTCGAGGGCGCCCCACTGCGGCACGTTACCGACCGTATTTCGGATGATCTGGTGCTCTTCGTCTCCGCCCGCGCCGAGGCCAGTCGCGATCGCCGCGTCCAACTGACGGGCGTTGCGCTTAAGCGCCGCAGTCCACTGCCGCGGGTCGCCGCGCTGGTTGGACTCGCCGTGCAACAAGTCGGCTACACCGGTCGAGCTTGGGAGTACAAGGATCAGTCTGTCGTTAAACAAGTCCTCTGCGAGGACGCCTCTGCGCTTTCGACCGTTGACCTCAACGCTGCAGCCGAAGTCGCCCCAGTCCGCGGCAGAGGCCGGCAGGGTGATCGGCGGCGCATCGGCGCCGTTCTTGACGTTGACGTAGTAGCCGAGACCGCTTTCATCAGCGGTCCACCCAGACGGCAGCGGGAAGTCTTCCGGGTAGTCCCAAATTCGGTATGTCGCCCGGGTCACTCCCGAGGCGTTCTCAAGACAGAGAACGACCACATCCTCGTAGTCGACGGTGAGCACGCCCGTCTGCTTGGCGCCGCCGTCGATTTTGGCGGCGAGTCGAATGTTCTCAGGAACTGCCATGGAATTGCGCTGTTTTCAGGGGTGTGGTTGCGAACGAGGCGCAGGCGTGGCTGGATTCGTCGGATGCGCTGGCACGTGAGGAACGCGGACGGCTCGCAGTCGGGGCCGCTGTCGGAGAAGGACGTGTGGGCCGCTGCGCGGGGCGGCTGGATCACGGCCGTTCGTCGCGACGACGGAACGGTGTGGATGCCGATCGCGGAGACGCCGTTTGGGCGACCTCCGCCACGCTTCGCCGACTTACCGCCCGACGAAGCGCGGGCTGTGATCAAGAGCGCGGTTGCGAGCGGCGCCGCTCAGGCGATGCTGCTCATGACGGTACTCTGGGGCGCGCTGTGGCTCTGGGCGTTCGTGCTGGTGAGGGACTGACTGATGCGCGCGGCACAACTTCTCTGCACGTTCGCGTTCGCCTGTGCTGGGAATGACGGGTTCCGTGACAGGCTCGCTGCTGGCTGCAGCGGCGTCGCCGAGTGCGAGCGGCTAGAGTCAGACGCCAGGCAGCGGCTAGCCCAGTGCCGCGGCAACTGCCGCCAGCACGAGCAAGACGTGATCGGCAGCTTGAGCTTGACCGTGCCGCCGTGCGCGATGCTGCCGTAGAGGCAGAGAGGCAACGAGCAGCCTCAGAGAAGTGGCGGGCTACGCAGCAGGAGCTGGAGCGAGCAGAAACAGCTGCGCGCTACGAGGCGGAAGAGAACGACCGCCAGGACAAGAAGCGGCTACAGCTTGAGGAGCGCCAGCGGCGGTACCGTCTGATTGGGCATAGCGAGCGTATGAAGCATGTCGCGGCCTGCTACAGCGAGTATGCCCCGATTGGCTGCCGAGAACGGTTGCTCGAAATGCACGACGCACTGGCAGAAGCGGACCGAGCCGAGTTCGCGGCCGGGCACGAGAAGATCCTGCAAGGGGTGCTCGACGCGCGCCACGAGCCGTCGCTCGACGCGCTGCTCTGCTGCGATCAAACGACCTCTGAGAAGTGCGCCTGCGCCGGCAGCATCAAGGGGTGCTGCGATGGTCACGGAGGCGTCTGCGGCTGTGCCAAGTGACTACAAGGCGCTTCGGAAGCTGACGTAGTGCCCGGCGCTCTGGTCCTTGAACATGATCTGCCGGTTGCCGACGCCCAGAGCGCCTTCGCGCACACCATCCGCAACGTGGTTGTGTGCAACGCGCCACGAGGCGCCATCGTCGGCACTGTAGAGAAGGCCGGCCTGCCCACCCGAACCGCCGCTGCCGGTGATGATGAGCCACGCCTTGTTGAACGCAGCGATTCCGCGAACGATCGTCGCTGCGGTTAGGGTGCCAGCGGCGGGCGTCCAGGTTGCGCCGGTGGCACTGGTAGCAAAGGTGTCGGCGGTGGTGTCGCAGGCCATGAACTTGCCGCGAGCAGCATTCCACGCACCATGCGCCCAAGTTCCAGAGGCTGGCATCGTCACCTCCGACCATGCGGTGCCGTTCGTCGACCTCAGCGCCTTGTCGGTTGAGGCGTTGGTGAATGCCAGAATCTCGTCGTCGCTGACAGCGAGCGAGTGCCTGCGGTCTGAGTTGGGAACGGTCTGATTGGTCCACGTCTCACCGTCTGGGGACGTCTCGATGTTGCCATTCGAAAGGCCCGCCACCCAAAGCGACAGGAGCGGCACGTAGGCGAGGCTTGACACTTCGGTCGTCCCCGAAGCCACGGTGTCCTCGATCGTCCAGGTCTCTCCTCTGTCGGTCGAGCGTCGGATCTTCTTGGTGCTCCCGGAGCCGGGTGTGCCGCCAACTAGAATTACGCTGCCGTCTTCATTCGAGGCGGCGCACGTCGGGGTGAGGCCGTCGCCCGCTCCCAGATCCATGGAGTCATGCGATCCGATGCCGTCGATCAGGACCATGCCCACGGGGTTTCCGCTGTCGGTGCCGTAGGTGTGCCAGACGGGCGATCCGCCCCACTGAGAGCCGGCAGGAACCCAGAGCAGCGCTCGCTCGCAGTCAGTGACCGTGAAGACGCTGTTCCAGTTGTGGATCGAGAGCGCGTCCAGTCGCGAGTTCTCGAGCGTACCGGTGACGTCGAGTGTGCTCGAAACCTCGAGACCTTCGCCGCCAATCTCAATCACCGAACTCGGCGCATACGCTCCGCCCCCATGTCCATCGATCGCGCGCGCGATGTCGCGATCCATCGACTCGAACTCGCCGGGAGTGACAGCCGATCGCGGAACCCAGAGGCCAGACGCTCGTCGCCTACTGAACACTTTAGACCGCCCACTTGCTCATGAGGTACTCGCTCATGGATTGCTGCTGCTCGTCGTTGTGCGCCGCCGAGTAGATGCGCAGCTCGGCGAAGCGGAAGTTTCCGAAGGCTCCGGGCGAAGAACTCGGTCGACACCCGAGAGCAAACCTGTCCGGGACCATGCTGTTGTCGCCAGGGTCGAGGCTCGCGTTGGTCGGGTCGGAGCCGCCGTCGTTGACGTAGGCCGAGGCGGTCGTGCCAGGGACAACCCAGGCGATCACCTGGCGCGCGGCTGCAACGTCCGAAGAAGACTCCTGCGCGATGCCAGCGGAGGAGTCGTTGAAGCGCTCAATGCGCAGCCTGCCGTTGCCGGTGTTGGTCGTGCCGAGCAGCATGCTGCTCTGGTTCACGCCCTTGGCGGAGTGACCGACGCCGAAGAATGCCGCCGCTGCGTCGGGCGCGAGCGGCTCCACCACCATGTAGACGGTGTATGCGGGCTCGGTGCCGTCGAGCAGCGCGAGCACCGCGGCCTCGGTGTCAATGATCCGCATGTCGCTCCCGTTGAGCTTCATGCAGTGCAAGCCGCCGCCCCAACCGAGCGACTCGAACTCGGGGCCGTTGCTGACGGCAGTAGCCGTCGCGCTTGAGGCGAGGTTAGTGATCTCCGTAACCCGGTCCGGCGTGCCAGCCGTGACCTCGTAGCTGTCCGGATCCTGCATGTCCCAATGGAGGACCATGCCGGTCGGAATCGGATCGCCGGAGAGATCGTCCTCGCCGATGAGCGTCACACCGAGCAGACCTTCGCCGACCGTGAAAGCGTCGTCGCTGTCGGTGAGCGCCCACGTGCTGACGCCGCGGAGCAGCTGACCGAGCGCTCTGTTGGCTCGAGCCTGCGTTCTCGCGGTGGCCATGCCGCTTTCGGTGAGCTTGACCACGTTGTGGCGCTTCGTGCTGCCCAAGTACGGGTGTCGCCCGGTGGCCATCAGCACGCCTTGCGTGTGCGGGCGCTCGAACGTGGCGGTGATGGTCGTGCGACCGTCCTCGTCCTCACCCACGGACGTCACGGTCACCACCTCATGGCGGTCGTAGTCTCCGGCATCGAGGGCGAACCGGTCGCCGGTCGCAAGCGCGTCCGTCTCTCCGATGACCGTCTCGTAGGCGACCGTCACGGGTGTTCCGGTGAACAACACGGAGTCAAGCAACCTGAAGACACTGCGTGGCGTGCCCGGCTTGACGTAGATGCCGTCCGCACCGGGGTCCGCGCTCGTAGCCACCGTATCGGCGACGCTCACGGTTTCGTACTCGACGAAGTCGTCGCCGAGCACCATCTCGAGCACGGTTTCGACGTTCACGCGACTTGCGCCGCCGGCAAGGCGCATCGCGGCGGCAAGATCACGCTGGCGCTCGGCAATGGTCGCCTGAGCGTCGGGGGCGAGCCCGTACTCGCTCTCAAGCGCGGGCAGGAGTTCGACCGCCTTCAGCGGGTTGAACTGAGATCCGGCACGCTCGAGCGCGTACTTCGCGTCGGCGAACACCATCGCGTCGGCGTAGAGGCGCCCCATGGCCGGGCCGTCGAAGTCGTCGTCGTAGTTCTGGCCCGAGCCGAGGTCGGAGACCATCTGCTCGTAGATGAGCTCTCCGTGCGGCGGCCTGGAGCTGAACTCCAGGTGACCGAAATCGGTGAATGCGCTGAACTCAGCCATGGATCAGGAGCCGTGGATGTCGATGCTGAAGTTCAGGTCCGCGACCGTGCCGTTTGAGAACAGGCGAACGCGCACGCCGTTCGTCACCGGCTCGATGTGGCCCTCGCAGCGAGTGGTGAGCGCCGAGCGGATGAACGGGCCACGCGGGGCGATCTGTGCCGGCGGCATGAGGTCGGGCTCCCACTCGATGAGCACGATGCCGGTACCCTCGTCGGTGAGTTCGAACGAGTCGGTCGTGATGCTAGGGCTCGGCGAAGCGACGGCGACGACAGCCGGAACGCCAGCCGTGAAGTCGACGTCGATCCGCGCCGCGTCGACCACCTGGGAATGCGCAGCGATCTGCTTGACCTGTTGATTCCAGCCCTCGGCGGTTGGCTGCGTAGTCGGGTTCGGCAGATACCGGGCGTGGTTCTGTTTCTGGTCGCCACCGAGGTCATCGGTCGACGGGCGGCGCGGCGCGTTGTCCTCGTCGCCGGTCCAGGTGAGAAAATCGGGGGCAGTCATCAGACAGTCTCCGGGAAGATGGCAATCCACCTAAGGCGCAGGATGTTGGCGAGCACACCGGGCGTGCCCACGCTCGGAGCCAGGCCGTCGCCTTCCAAAACTTCAGCGTCCTCGACGGCATCGATCTCGATCGCGTCGAGCAGCCCCTTGTTGGTGAGCGTCGATGGCCACGTGCGCGGGGCAGGGCGCGGTTGCCGGCGCTGTCGGTTGCCCTCGTCGTAGAAAGTCGCGACTTGCTCACCTGGCCCAAGCGCATCGAAGTACGCGCAGATGCCTGGCAAGAGCAGTTCGAGCGAATCACTCCAAGGCATGGCACGCTGGCCGACCTCGGGCGTGTACTCCTCGTCGCTGACGTTGTTGGTCGTGTCGACGGTGATCACCCAGGGCCCGGTGCCCGTGAAGCTCAGGATGCGCTTCTGAACGAACTCGAGATCGTCGGCATTGAACAGGCCGATCGTCTGCCCGGCGACCGGCTGCTGGATCCCCGTGTAGTCGTCGGCGGCGAGCGTGAAGCTTGTTGGGCTCGTTGCTGCGGACACGAACACGCCGCCGGGTGTGCCGTCCTCGGCGTAGTACGGCGGCCACGGCGCAACGTCTTTCCAGCCCACAGCTCCCTGCGCCCAGGTGACACCGTACGCAATGTCGGCGTCCTCCTCGTCGAGTAACGCGAAGAACGCGCCGTCGTCTGCGGGCATCTCACCGACGACGTAGCTTTCGGCGAGCGCGACCTGCGCCGGGTTCGGGATCCTGCTGCCACCCGATACCGCAGGCAACATGGTGAAGGCCACGCACGTGGTGCCAGGGAACAGGATGCCCGGGTAGGTGAACGCCTTCTGGACCGCCACCTGTGGCGTGCCCTCGGTGAGCTCCTGATACTCGGCGTCGTTGCCGCTTGCCGCGCGATTCTGCTTGGCCTGCCTCAACCGAGCCTTGGCCTCATCGTCGGTCTCGCGCTCGCGGCCACCCGTGAGACCGGAGCCGCTGGCCTGTTCAACGACTGTTGCAATCGAACCGCAACCTGGGCGCGGGCTCGACCATCGGAGCTGCGTGCCGGGCTTCAGATTCGTGTTCGGCCCGGTGTCGATGGCGATGATCGAGACCGATTGGCCGTTGGTGTAAGCGCGCGTCTCAAGCGCCCGAAAGGTGAACGCCGTTTCTTCATGAACGAGTTCGTCGCCGGCCTGAATCGCCGTGCCGCCCGCGGAAGTGCTGATTTGGACGTAGCCGGAGCCGCCTACGGCATCGCGCCGCGGAGGAACGCCTTCGCGCTCGAGCCACTGGTCGACGGCCTCGCCGGTGGCCTCCTCCATGACCGTGTTGCGACCCACGATCACGGACGCGGCATGTAGCGGCATCACGGTGTCGGCGGCTACCGTCGCATCTACGTGCGGCTGCGTGCCCTCGCCAGTGTCTGCGCCAGGAACGCGCAACCGAAACGACCGCTTGTGTCGAGCGATCACCTCGTCGCGAGTGGGCGTCACGATCTCGCCTGGAAGCTGTTCGACGGGAGGCATCAGGAAGTGAATTGCGGGCTCTGCCGCTTGCCAGTGACGAGGTTGACGTAGTGGATCGTGGTCATGATCCGTCCGCGAACGGCCGTGTCGACGTCGATGCGTTCGATTCGGATCTCACCCGCGGCGACCACCGTCGACAGCGCTGAGCGGAAGCGATCGGAGACCGTGGCCTGGACAGTGCGCTGGTCGATGTACGGGATCTGCCCGACGGTCTGACCAAGCCCAGGAGCTGAACGAATGCTGCCCGCGGTCGTGCGGCAGATGAGGAATGTCTTGGCGTCGACTGGATGCGCGCCGACGTACAGGCCGTCATCGTCGAGCTTGAAGTTCTTGGTGCCGCCGTCGAAGTCGAGCGCGTCAGGAATGCGCCGGTTCACGCGACCGCTCGGCTGCTGCAGATCGAACCCGCAGGCGCCGAAGCCGCAAGGGCTGGTTCCGAGTCCCATGGTCTACTCTCGAGGGCAGCGGAACCCTAGAGCGTCCAGGTAGGTCTGAACCGACTGCAGCGCGGCGTTCAGCGCAACGATTGTGGCTGAGTTGATGGTTCCAGGTGGAAACGAGATCGGCGGCGTTGCGATCGGGAAGGGGAGTAGCTTGCAACACAAACTAGCGTCGAATGAGATCCCGCCAGGCGCCGGTGGAGTCAGGCTGATGCCCGCTGGCAGCTCTGGGAGCGGGACTTCGGGGATTGGTGTGCAGGCCATCAGGATGCCGCCGTGCTGCTAGCGGGGAGAGTTGTCGTAAGCGCGCCGAGCGCACTCACGGCAGCGCCGAGCGCGGTTGCCGCAGCGCCGCATGCGGTCTGGATCGGCGCCGACAACGCGGGAGAGCCAGCTAGCGCCGTGAACGCAGACGCCTCCGCCGTGAACGCTGTGGCGATTGCCGAGAAGCCGGCAAGGGTAGCCGTGGCCTTTGCGAGAGGGTCAGGCAACCCAGACGCTGAACCGAGCGAAAGAGCGGCCGCCTCGATCTGCACGATGTCGGCGGCGAGCTTCACGTAGCTGCCCAGCGAATCTAGTGGTGCCGGCAGGCCGGCAATCGCCCCCAGGTCCATGCGAGCCCCGCTGGCGTGCAGGACGTGGAAGCCATTCGCTCCGAGCTGAAGCTTTCCCCATGGCGTTAGCGCTGTGACACCGTCCGGCGCTACTTCGCAGTAAACGCTTTGACCGTCGTAGGTGCCGTCGGTGGTGGTGAACATAGTCACCGTCCCGTCAGCCTTGCACCGCGCGAAGTTCGCGGCCGGGCCGTACATCATCGACTCGCCCTTGCCGATGACCGGCAGGAGCTCGATGGGTCGCGGGTCGCCGCAGAACCAGATGTGGCGTTCGTCCCCGATCTTGCCGATCAGGATCGTGCAGCCCTGGCCTTGGATGGCCTTGCCGTCTGCGTCGACACCGGGGTCCAGCGGACGCGAGATGAAGCCGTAGGGGTGATGTGCGTAGCTGGAGGCCACGCGCGCATCGAGCCCAAGCCCCTCAGGCTGAGCCTTGAGGAACCCGTCCTCATCGAACTCGGTCATCACGCACGACCCGAGCTCGAATCTCATGCCGACGAAGGCCATTAGCGGAGCCGCCTTGCGCCAATGTCTTCGATGAACTGCTCTTCGCCGACGCTGCCGTCTGCCGTGGGCGGCCCAATTGCGCCAGATCTCACTCCCACGAAGTCGTCACGCACCCGCACGGGCAGATTCCCCCAATTCGGATCTCGCCTCCACTGCGCCTGCACACGATAGACCTCTGTCTTGCCGACGCGAACGTTCGCGATGCCCTTCTTCTTGACGAGCTTCGGCGGGTTGTCGACGTCCTCTTCGGCGAAGATCAGATCCTCAACGCGCATCAGGTTAAGCGTCGTCGTGGTCTGCGGTTTGCGTTCGTAGACGCAGCTCTCGAGGTACATCGGACCGTCGATCCCGAACTCGTCGTCAACGACGTGAACCACCATGTCGGGCGCCCAAACGCAGCGCCCGCCACCGAGCAGCGCCGGTGCGGTGTGCCCGGCGACTTTGTACGAAAGCGACCAGCCGTTGCGTCGACTCTCGGCCATGCGGCGTCGCGCGATGAAGCCGGCCTGCTCCTTGGTCTGGATCTTCTCGACCTCGAAGGACTGCTCTTTCATCCGAGGCTTCGGCGGCAGCGCGCCACCTTCGCGCTTTGCCTTGGACCAAGCGTCGAGCGCCGCCTGGTAGGCTGCGGGCGTCATCTCCGCGCCGTTCAGGAGCGCGATCATCTCTGCGTCGTAGGCGACCCCGTGAACCCATCCGCGGCCGTCCTTGCCGGTGCCGGTGCGACCAGCCACGCGGCAGGCGGTGTAGCGCTGAGTCGCATCCCAGGTGAACGTCGGCTGACCGAGCACGGTCACGTCCCCCGGCTCGTTCGTCCCGCGTCGGCGCAGGATCCTGGCCATTGGCGCCTTCTGTCCATCGGGCCGCGCCAGCACGAAGGCTCTGTCGATGGTCGACCAGAGGAAGAGCCCGGCGCGCTTGTACTGCTCTTTCAGCAGATCGAACCACGACGAGCCAAGCTTGCCCTCGATGACGTTGTGGATCGTTTTGGTGGCCGGCGAGATTTGCGTCTCGTCGGTGACCTGGCGTCCGGTTGCCGTCTGCGTCTGCTCGGTCTTCGTCTTGGTGAGCTGCTTGACCTGTTTGCTCGCCCCGGTGATCGCCTTGAGGTTTGCGGTGTTGTCGCTGACCACGAGGTAGTCGGCGAGACCGACCTCATCCAGCGCCAGGTTCGTCAGGTCGAGATAGGTCTTCTCGGAGAACGAGCGGTCGTCGGGCAGCGTCGTGTCGACAAGCCACTTGAGCATGTCGCGGCCGCGGATCGTGAGCTCCGAGCCGTTGGTGCCAGTCGGCGAGTAACCGTCGGTTTCGCCAACCGCGACAACCGTGTCACCGACCAACAGCTCGAACGGCGTGAACGCCGGAAATGCATCGGCAAGCTCGGCGATCATGCCCGCGTGTCCGATGGTCATCTCGAACGCGGTTGGCACCTCGAGGATGCCGGAATGCACCGTGTAGCTGGAGGCGATTGGGCACTCCACCCCGCTCAAGACCAGGCGGAAGGTCTCGGCGTTGACGCTTTGGTCTGCCACCGATCACGCCGCCAGAAAGTAGATGATCGGGAACCCGGCAGGGACAGCGAAGGCGTCCTCGACCGGGTTGTTGAGCAGGATGGTCGCCGCGTCGTCGTCGCCGCCGAGCTTCTGTGTCGCCACAGCGATCTCACTAACGGTCATCGTGCGCGGCGTCGTGTAGCGTCGAGCTCCGCGAGGCTTCTCGGAAAGGTTCTTGCCGATCGTCAGCGCCGCGTCCCAGAGCTCGTGTAGCGAGTCCAGCAGCACGTAGTTGGAAGGATCCTGGAGCGACTCCGCCTGCCGATCTGCTTGGTTCAGCAGGTTCAGTATCTGCGCGATCTTCGCCGACAGCAGGCCACCAGCTAGCTGCGTCTGATCCTGGAACCCGAGCACCGCATTGCCGAGCTCTTGAATCTCATCGAAGATGCTCGCGTCCGGAGCCGGCACATCGAAGTCGGCGCGCGTGGCCGTGAAGTTGTCGTTGGCGCTCTGCAGCGAGTTCTGGGCGACCTTGCTGAGTGCCGCCGTGAGGTGGACTTGCGTCTGATCTTCGAGGAAGACGAGCTTGGCGGTCTCTCCGGACCGGACCTTGCCCATGTCCGCCATCTGGTTCCAGTCGGTCTGAAAGGCCTGGATGGTGCCGATCGTCGGGATGGTCAGGGCCGCAGTAACCCCGGCCTCGTACAGCGCCCGCATGTTCGCCAGCGCCGTCGGCCAGAGGTCGCCGTAGCCCTTGATCGTCGCGTGAAACGGCGCGTCCATTTCGATCTTGTACAGGCCGCGCTCGAGCTTCTCGTTCACGCCACCAGGGACGCGCAGGTACTCGTGCGTGTGGTGCCGGTACTGGCCCGTCACGGAGACAGAGCGCACCGGGAACGCGATGCCGGAAAAGCTCGCTCGTTGGAGGCTGTCGAAGACGGGCACGGGTTCACTGCTGTGAGTCGCGGCCGGGGAGATTGCCGCCGGGCATGTTCTTGACGGTGATGCCGTCCGTCATCGCCGAGGCCAGTTCGGCCTGAACCTCAGCCATGCGAACGACCGCGGCAGCCAGGGCCTTGCGCTCCTCGGCGATGGCCATCGCGTCGCCCCTGTTCGCGGCGTCCATGTCATCCCAGCCGCCCATCATGACGGCGCCGCCGGTGCCGACCAGATCGGCGAGCTTCTCGAGGAGCCCGGCGTTCGGGTCCAGCATCGGCGAGATCTGGTTCGCGCGGGCGGTGATGGCCTTGCCGCGTTGCTGAATCTCGAGCTGGAGCGCGCGCCTCTCGGCTTCAAGATCGCCTTCGCCGCCAGCCTTTGCCGCGGCCTTGGCGGCCTTCTCGGCTGCAGCGCTCGCGTCGAGGCTCTTGTTGAACTCTTCCTCGCGCTGCGTGTAGAGAGCGTCGGCGTAGATCGACATCACCTGAAGCGTCGTGATGCCAAGCGCGGCCACCGTACCGACTGCACCGATCGCGCCGACCGTCTTGCCGAGCTTGCCAGCCTGTTCGTTGTTGGCGCCGAGCAGCAGCCGTTCAATGCCGGCCCGGAGCGTGGACTCAAGGCCCGCGCGCGCGATCGAGAGGCTGATTGCGCCAGCGATCGCGCTCTTCGGGTTCTCGACGGCCCAGGTCGCAATGCGACCGATCACCTCGGCAAACCGAAGCATCGCCGGCCCTGCCTTCTCGATGGCCGGCAGGAAGCGCGACATGATGTTGTCGGTGACCTTGTCGAGCTCGTTTTGGAACTTCTGGGCCCGCGCCTCGACCGTGTCTGAGACGTCTTTTAGGTTCTGCTTCTCGACGTCCTTGCTGATCGTCGCGCGCATGTAGCGGTCGAAGATCGCCTGGATCGCGTCGATGCCGGCCTCGCCGCCGCCTGCCGCTTGGTACGCGGAACCCAGCGACTCGACGCCCTTCCTGCCCAGGACGTCCATGTACATGCGGCCGAGCATGGGGATGTCGCCGTTGGTCGCGCGAAAGCTGTCTTTGATGATGTCTTCGAGTGGCCGAAGCTGAGTGCGCAGTTTGCCGGGTGCTACCTGGCCCTTGGCAATGCGCTTTCCGTCTGCGCCAACGGCGGTCCCATCGCTGATGGTGTCGGATGTATAGACGCGAACTCCGGCGGCTTCGAACTGATCGAGTCGTGCTCTCTTACCGAGGGTAGACACGAACGAACTCGTGGATCGTGCAGCGTCAGCAGCACTCGTTGCGCCGCGCTCCATCGCGATCTGTGTGAGCGCCGACAGTGCCGCAACGTTCCGAGATCGATCGCCGTCGAACTTAAAGGCGCCAGCAGCCACGCGGCCTAGCTGCGAGGCATAGTCGGGCATGTCGACGGCGCCTTCCGCCGACTGACCGATGATGGTGCGCATCACGTCGATCGTCTTTTGGATCGCGTCGGGCTGGTCGCGCATCTGCTGGAAGACCATGCCGGCAGCTCGCCCGACCTCATCGAACTTCGCTCCCGATGCCCGCGCGAGTGAGGCGAGCTGCGGCGTGATTTCTTCGAGGTTGTCGTAGGTGCCGGTCGTGGCCGCGAAGCGCGCGGCGAGTTCGACTGCGCCACCGGGGTCGGAGAAAGTCTGATCGCCTACTCGACGGCCGAGCTGGGCGTAGTGCCCGGCGCCGCGAGTCTTGCCCGTGGCGATTCGCTCTTGGTTGGCGAGCTGAGTCGCCGCCGACTGGAGCTCGACCGAACGCTGAACGCCGCCGCCGATCGAAAGGTCGACGCCCGCGCCGCGGACGGCTTCCCCGAGCCCGCGCATTGCCATCGATCCGATTGGCGCGTCGGGCATGAGGAACCGGGTCGCGCGGTGCGATGTGCGCCGGGCGAAGGACTCGCCGCGCTTCGTCTGAATGCCTTCTTGGCGCTTGCGCTCCCGCTCCTCAGCTCGCTTTGCCGCCCTTGCGGTCTTCTCGAGCTCGCGCCGGATCGCCGCTTCCTTGCGGGCCGCAGCGCGCTCCTCGGCGCGGTACATTGCCATGAGCCCGGCCGAACGCTGGCGCTGGAGAGCCTCCGAGGCGGCCACGAGCTTCTGCTGCTCCCGGAGTTGAGCGCGGGCCACGCGGGCGGCTGCGGCCTGGATCTGCCGAGCAGCCTTCTCTTCGGCGCGGACCTTGCGCTGAGCGTCTTTCTCCGCCGCAGCGGCAGCCTTTCGCTGCTCCCGCTGCATGGTCTGGTGCGCTTTTTGGGCGCGCTTCTCCGCTGTAGAAAAGGCGCGGTTGACCTCTCCCTGGTCGACCGTGGCGCCCACGCGGATTCTGATACTTCTGTCAGCCATTGCGGCGGTCTGATCGCGGGGTTACGGTCAGCGGGTGATTCGCGAGTTCCTGCGCGCCCTGTTCGGCCCTGGGTCAGAGCCCTCGGACACTCGGCGGACGCGCGACGAACTCGGTCGCAAACTTCGGGTTCACGCCGACGACTGGAGGCAGGCTCGAGCTCGTGGGCGTGAGCTGCGCGAGGCCATTGAGCTGCTCGACGTCGAGCTACTGGTCTGGAGGCGGCGCCTTGCCGAGGCTCGCGAGTGCTTCGACGATGCGGAACTAGTAGAGGTCTCGGCGGAGCGGGTCGGCTGGTACGCGGGCCAGATTGACGGCGCCCGGCGTGAACTCGACCGCATGCACAGGCAGGAGCTGTTCGCCCATGAGTGCCTCGACGCGACCCGTGGACTGTTCCTGGATCTCGTGGCCAGCGCCAGAGCGCGCGGCTATCAGGTCGATGACTTCGGGCTTGCTGCCATCTACGACGACGCCCCGACCGCTCCCGTCATGCTGCCCGACGATGACCACGGCGAGTTCGTCGGCCGCATCATCGACCGCATGCGCAAGAGCGTCAGCCGCTGAGCGCCGCGAGTCTCGTTAGCACGTTGTGAATGCTGCGCCGGAGCCCAGCCGACGCCTTCTCGATGTCCGTGCTGGTGAGCAGCGCGGCAAGTTCTGCGGCGTCGTCGTTGTCAGCCAGCGGCTCGATCGCGCTCGTCTCGACCTCGTAGCGCCGGTGCTGCTCGAAGACGTGCTCGGCGCCCGGCGTGGAGAGCGCGATCCGCACCTCTTCCTCGGCGTAGCGCAGCAGATGACAGGGTTTACTGACGTCGTTCGGGTCGCAGATTCCGTGCGCCACCACCTGGCGAATCAGCGCGCCCTCGTAGGCCTCAACCCATGGGTCGCCGCCGTTCGGGTGGTACTCGCTGGCGATCTTCTCAGCCTCGGCTCGAGCCTTGTTCTTGTCCGCCTCGGAGACCAGGCGGAGCCCGACGCAGATCGTTTCTTTGGGCCTGCTCGCCCACTCGTCGGCGAAGACCCACGGCTCGAGCAGGATGGTCTTGCCCGGGGCTCGCGGCTCGGAGGTGAGCTGCGCGAAGTTAGCCACCGCTACTTTCGCTTTCGCTGTTCTTCGGCGTCTCGCTCGAATTCGAGTCGTCGGAGGAGCCAGTATCCGAGTTGCCCATCAGTAAGGTCGTGAGCAGGCGTGCCGAAGAACGCAAACAGCTCACGAGCGTAGCGCGCGGCATACGGTCGAAAGGGCTCTCGGCGTTCTCGGTGCGCGCCGCCTCCATCGCCAGGAGCCCGATCACCTCCTCGGGTGTCTTGCCCTTGGCGTCGAGCGCGCTCTCCGCTTGCCACGCCTGCTGCTGCTCGAACAGGTAGGCGATGTTATCGCCGCCGACCTCGGGGCTCGACATCACCTGCTGCGCGGAAACGAAAAAAGGCTCGTCACGCGCCTCGTTGTCGACGCACGCGACGGCCAGCGTGTGGGCCATCAGGTACAGTCGACACAGAGGGTGCGTGTCGAGCCATTGGGCGACGCCGCGCTTGGCGACGTCGGTCTGAGCTTTCTCGTAGGCCGCGGCGATCTCGTCGCCGGTCATCACCCGCACACCCACCATGTGGACGTGCGGATCTTGGCCTTCCTCAGGCGGTGGCTCGGGGGCATTGGCCAGTCGGAACGGCACGGCTTTCACCGCGCGCGTACCCTTGGCAAGCTCTCTCAGCTTCAACTTACGGCTCTACCTTCCGTAAGTGACTGCCCCCGATTCGTCCTCGAGGTCTGTCGCGGCTCCCCGCCGCGTCACTTGCTAGTTCGTCTTCAGCCCGAAATTCTCGGCAGCGATCCGTGCCACGTGAACTTGCCGGTGAGTTTACCGGTCGTAGTCTCGCTCGTGAACGTGCACTCGGTGTTGCGACAGTCCTCGAGCTCGTGAATCTTGCCGTCCACGATGCCGACCGTGATCTGCACGTCGTTGTGCGAGATCGCATCGAGCACGACGCTCACACCCGTGCCGCTCAGGGGCACGATCGTGTCGCAACTGATCTCGATGGTCACGATGCCATCGGTGTTGAACGCGCCGCCATCGGCGAGCTCCTGCGTGTCACCGGACTTGATGGTGTACGTCGCGTTCTGCAACGTCGCCCATCGCTTGCTCTTGTAGTAGAGGCTGAAGCCCTTGATTCTCGGATTCGCCATACACGTCTCCGCCCTCGCCAGCGGCGAGCGGCACTAGTCGTTGGTCGTTGCTCGGGCCCTACTCGCGGCTCAGGCGGCCACTTGCCGGACTTCGACCCCGAGTTGATGGTTCTGCGGCTTCGCGACGACGGGCACGACGCTCATCACGCGCTTGGCGTTGCTGTTCCACTCGCTCTCGGGCAGGTTGCTGGCCACGTCGGTGATCCAGTTGAACTGGGGCGACGCCCAGAGCTCGAGATTCGCCTGGACCTTGGCGTTCCAGAGCATCGGCGTGAACGTGCCGATTGGCGGAAGCCCCTCGCCAACGTCGGGCCCGGCGTAGGGGTTCTCGGCGCGCATCTGGTTGCCGATGACCACGAGCTCCTTGCGGATGCGGATCGGCACGATGACGTCGGCGCGGTCGTAGGTGCGGTAGTCCGGCACGCTGCCGTTCAGCGACCGCGAGCAGATGGCGCGCACGATTTGCTTCACGCCGTTGACCGTGACGAGCGGCGTCAGGCTGTTGTTGAGCGCCGCCTTGAGCGTCGGCCGACTCGGCACATCCGCGTCACGGTAGTGCGGAGCCGCGCCCGGCAGCGGCATGTCGTCGTAGTTCGTGTTGGGCTGAGCGCCCTCGGTGACGCTGAAGAGTGCAGCCGCGCGTGCCGCCGTACGGCTCGGGTGCTCGACGCCGTACTGGTCCCAGATGCAGGACCCAAGGCGGTCGTTCATCGCGGCCTGACCGAGCGCGATCGCCGCGGTCATCGAGCCGTTGCTCGCCACCACGTAGTTCTCGAGTCGGCCCACGTCGAAGGCCGCCTTGGCGTTCACGTGAGTCTCGATCTTGCCCACGTTCACCGAGTCGTTGTGCGCCGCCGCGACGTAGTCGTTGGTGACGGTGTCGGTCGCGTCCAGCGCGTCCTCGATGTCGTCAGTGCCGGCGCCGAGGAAGAAGAACACGCCGCCGTTCTCGTTGTTGCCGGCGGTCGACCACGTGTGAGCTTCGTTCAGTACGTGGGTGCCATTGCCAAACGTGACCACGGTGTCGGTCGTCCCGGGCACGGCGTACGTGAACGGCGTGGTAGGCACGGTGACGCCAGTGGCGATGCTCTCTCCGTTGCCGGTGATCGAGAACTCGGCCGTGCCGTTGGCGCCGCCGGTCGTGATCGTGATCACGAACTGAGTGGTCGTCTCGTCGCTGCCAGAAACGGTGATGGCGGGCCCGCTGGTGCCGCCGCTCCGCGTGACCGCGGTGTTGCGGGTGATCGAGATCGTCATGCCACTCGGCTTGTTCGAGGCGTCCAGGAAGCCGATGTGCTGGTTTCCGCGCACGCCCGCGCTCGCCACGGTCATCACCACGGTGCCGGCCGAGTTCAGCGCCGAGCAGAACAGGCGCCCGTCCTGGGCGGCGTTGACCGCGTCCTCGAGCGCATCGCCGAAGGTCGTCGCCGTGTGGCTGGCGGCCACCGGAACGCGGATGATCACCTCGTCGAGCTGGACCAGGATCTCGCCGCTGGTCGACCACGAGCCGCCGATGGCGATCGTGAACTGCGCGGCCGTGGCGCCCGCAGCCTCTTCGACCGGCACGAGCATCAGCGCAACGCCCGGGATGTCGAGCGCGGCGTGAGCCATGCGCCCGAGCTCGGAGCGCGCCCCGCAGAGCGCGTCGGCCTCTTCGACGCTGGTGCAGGCCACGCGCTCATCGAGCGTCGCGCTGCCGCCGGAGGTCTTGTTGCCGTAGAGCGTCAGGATCAGCGGGATGGCGCCGATGGACTGCCGGCCAGCGCCCCACGTGTTGACCGCAACGGTGCCAGGAACTTTGTCGTCTTCGGTGAAGCCAACGATGATGATCACTGGTCAGCCCTCTCGGTGGTGAACTTGGACTTGCTCTTCGAGCGTTCGGGCGGCGGGTCCGGCTGAGTGGCAGTCTCAGGCGCCGCCACCGGCTCGGGCGATTGCTCGACCGCTTGAGGCGCCGCGGCGCACTTCAGCCGATCAGCGATCGGGATGAACCGCAGCTTGCCGGCCTTCGCGGTCTCGGCGTCGGCGGGGATCAGCGACCGATCGCGCAGTCGGGCCCGGTAGTATTTGGTTCGCGGAACCTCGATCGGGGCCGCGGAAAACAGCTTGGTGGCGAGCTCCGGGTCATCGCTGGCGATGCCCATGAACTCGTAGAAAGTCCGCTGGATGGGCGAGCGAAGATCGTCGCCCTTCTTCAGCTCCTGGAGGAGGTGAGTGCGCTTCCTGTCGACGCGCGCGCCGACGAACTGCCCCGGCGAGCCACCATCGGACTCGGGGTCACGCGGGCAGACGCCGCAGGGCACACCTTGCTTGTCCCGTGCTGACCACGGGTTCGGGTAGACGCGAAGAATGTCCAAACTGCTGTCCAAACTGCTTTCTCCAGCTCAGGGCTCATCCGCGTCAGGCGGGAGCAGGATCCTCTGAGTCGTCAGCGGCGAGTCGCCGCCGGTAGTCATGTTGGCGTCGATGACCGTCGGCTCGGCCTCGTTCCACGCCGCCGGGTCGGTCTCGGTCGTCTCACCGATCAGGAGCGTCGCCAGATACGCGGGGTAGCTGCGCGAGCCGTCGCCGACGTCCACTGGCACGCGGGTAACGCGCTGCAGGCGCCACCAATCGATGTCGGCGAGCGCCTGGACGTCGGAGCCGAAGTAGGCAGCCTCGGCACTCGAAGGGTCGCTAGCGCGCACGTAGGACGGGTCGCGCTCGTGCTTGACCGCGAGCGCGATAGCCTTCGAAAAGGCCGAAAGGAACGAGTGGCGCCGACTGCTCTTGGTCTGTGGCGCCGGCGGCGGCACCCACAGCACATTCAGCGTCGACTCCATCTCCTGGTAGCCGTCCGCGAGATTCTTTGGGCTCGTGTCGCCCTCGCGCCAGAGGCACAGGAGCGGCAGATCGTTGGACCGGAAGTCGATCTCTTCCGGGTCGTGCTTGTAGACGGTGCGCACGACGGGCTCGCCGGGAGCGACGGCGATCCAAGCATCACCTAGCCACGCCGTGAGCACCGCGCTGAAGTACGCGGCGAGGATGTCGATCGCCGGATCGCCGAGCGACTCGCCTTCCTCGGGCACCGGCGCCGGGAGAGTTAGCGCGCCAGAGCGGTGTGGCATGGGCTACTCCCAGAGCTTCGCGACACGAACGAACGTGACGTTCTCGGTCTCGCGCGCAATCACGGTGCCGGCGTAGTCCGCCGCTGGATACATGAACGCAAGAGGCTGCGTCCCTGGATGGCGGACGCGCTTGGCAAAAACGATTCGACCACCGACACGGAAGCGCAGAGCGAGCCCGCGTCCAACGATGTGCTCGTGAGGGCCTCGACCGCTGGCTCGGCGCGTCTGGCTGTTGCGCAGCGGGCCGATCATGCCGTGGCCAGCCTTGGGCCAGATGTCGTGCGCCTTGCTGCCGAATTCGATGACTCGAACCCAGGGCGTGATGTTGGTCAGGTAGCCCCAAGCGCCGTCGTCGTTGGCGCCCTTCATCTCGCCGTAGAGGTTCTCTTTCGACGTAAGCTGCCCCGTGCGGCGCTGATGCTGATGGTTCTTGCGCGCGTAATCGGCTCCCTCGTCGAGAGCCACGCGCACTGCTCGAGCCGTACCTGAGGCCATCAGCCGTCGCGTGCCGACGATGAGCGGCTTGATCTCCTCGGTGGAGACGGAGCAGGTGAGGGAGGACATCAGAAGTCGCCCCAGTTGTCGCTGAAGCGCTTTCTCGGGGTCGGTCGGTTCGGGTTGCCGGATGTGACCCGGCCGCCTTGGTTCGCGGCAGGCTCCGGTGGGGTGTTCACGCCGAGGTTGGCCATGCCGTTGCGAAGCTCCTTCAGGTCCTTGTCGGCCTGGGCCATGAGCTTCTCCCAGTCGTGGAACTTCATGACCTCGGGGAAGCGCTGGACGGCCATGGCGAACGCCTGGTCCAGCGCCACGCGCACGACCTCATCGGCCGCGTCGGCAGTGATATTGTCGGGGTCGTAGACTGGGCCCAGCTTGCCACGCACCTTCGAGGACGCATCGCGGCAGAGCTGCGCGATCGGCTCATCGTCAGCCTCGCCGTCATTGTCGTCGTCGTAGAGCCGCGTTACACCAGTGGCCGACAGTCTCGCCTCGAGCTGCTCGATGGTGATCAGGTCGGCCATGGGTCAGAGACGCTTGACGAGTTGCTTGCGCTCGAGTCGCTCGACGTCCTTGCTGTCAACGACGATGACGGTACCGGGGCCGGCGGTCATGCCGCGCCAGAGCACGTTGACGAGCGCCTCGCAGCGCACGCCGCTCGGCTCCGGCAAGGCATCGAAGGGTCGGCCCTCGTCGGTGAACGTGAAGGGCGCCACGGGCTGGGGCGGCTCAGGCTCGGCCGCTGGCTGCGTTTCCGCCGCCTCGACGGCCTCGGCCGGGGGCCCTTCGGTTGGCGCTTCCTCGGCCGGCGTAGGCTCCGGGAGCGCCTCTGGCTCGCTGAGCTGCGTCTCGTCGTGGACGGCCAGCGGGGAAGCTTCGGGCGCAGACGGTTCGACGTTGGCTCTCGCCTCGGCCTCCCGCTGCGCCCTTCTGCTTGCTCGACTCATGGGGAGTTCAAGTCAGCAGACCGGTCAGCAAAAAGCCCGCGTCACCAGCAACGACCTTGTGGTCTTCGCTGACCGACACGCGGGCCCAGATGCCGCCGCGCTTGCCCACGCCCGGGTCCGACCACTGCGAGGTGAACGGGTCGCCGTTCATCCGGAAGGTCGAGCCGAAGTGCAGCGAACGCCGCGTCGGGCGCTGAGCCACGCGGAGCACCGCGAACACGTCCGTCGACCACATCCGCGCGTACGCCGCCGTCTGGCCCTCGTTCGCGGTCTGGTGGCGAGCCTTGCAGATGTAGAGCTCGTCCAGCCCGAAGAACGTCGCCACTTGCTGAGGCAGCGTCGCCCCGCCAGCCGTGTACTTGAAGCGCTCGGCCAGCGCAGGGTTGTTGAAGATGCCGGAGTTCCAGACGCCGATCGGGCACACGCCCACGATCTTGGTCGGGGTCTGTCCCGCGTAGAGCGAACTCACCGCGTTCTGGATGTCGCCGATGATCGTGCCACCGGTCGAGTCATTCCAGTTCGTGCTGGTGATCGCGCCCGTGTTGCCGTCGTAGTTACCCGACGTCACCACGATGCTTGCGATGCGAGCCTCGCGCTTGAGCGCCATGAGCTCGTTGATGGACTCGACGAGGTCGACCATCTCCGTCAGTGGCGCGTCCTCGTTGACCGCGGTCTCCAGGTCCAGGAAGTTCTTGAACCCGAAGTCCTCGACCGAGTAGTTGTCCGTCGAGCGGGTGGACTCGATCTCGTTGGGGCTCGCGCGGTGGCCGATCCGATCGTCGGGAGCAGCGAACCGCTCCCGCTTCGGATAGACGCTGTACTTGTCCGAGCGCTTCGCCACCGGCACGACCGGCATGAGGCGCTCACCGATGTACTCGTCGTTCGCGTACATCTTGCTGAAGCCAGCAAGCAGCGAGTCGACGTGCACCGCGGTGGGCGTCACGGCCTTGATCGTGCCATCCACCGGGGAATAACGCGGAGCCGCGAGCCCACGGAGGAAGGCATCGTTCGCGGCGGCGACCTTCTTCTGGTCTTCCGGCGTCCTGCCGTCGAGCAGGTTGCGGACCTCATCGGCCCAGCGCTGGAAGTCGAGCGCCTTCTGAGTGCGCGGGTTGGCGACTTCGTTCTTGGGAGCGATCTGTCGCATTTCAGTTGCCGTGTTCATGGTTCAGGTCACTCCTCGAGCACGAAGCTCGGGGCCGGGATCAGCCCGATGATGTCGCCAGCGACACCGGTTTGAGTTGCGATGCCGACCGCACCGACGAGCACGCCGGAGCTCGGGGCGCCGTTCGGGGTCACGTCCGTCACGCCGTCCGAGACGACCTGTTGGAGCACGCCGCGAGTCGCGCCACCGGTGCCGACGAGCACGGGGATGATGCAGGCACCCGCCAGCAGCGCGACGGTCACGCGATCGCCAGCGGCGCCAGCGGTAACGTCGGTGTTGTCGCCAATCGAGACGACCACGCCGAAGCCGAGCTCGCCAGCAGCGGCGTGCTGGCACTCATGGTCGGCGTTGCCGTCCTTGACGACTCGGTACTTGGCGACGGTCTGTCCCGTCTCCACGGTGCGCGTCACCATGAGCGCACGACTCAGATCACGATCTGCTACAGCAGCCATCGTTGGTCACCTTCAGTTGATGGCCTTGTTGGCCAGTGAAACGAGTTCAGCGCTCGGGTCCGCAGACGGCGCAGGCGCCGGGGGCGGTTCGCCCTTGTTGAGAGGCTTCCCCTGTCCGTCGGTGACGGGCTGGGTCAGCGTGAGGTCACTGCGCTTCTCGAGCAGCGACTTGACGCGCTTGAGGCCGACGCTGGTCACGAGCGCATCGAGCTCCTCGCGTTCGGCGGGCGCGAACTTCACGCCCTGGAGAGCATCGAGAGCCGCCTTGGCGACCTCGGCGTTGGCGTCCGCGAGTCCCTTGTTGGCAACCTCGAGATCGGTCGCCAGCTTGCTGTTGACCGTCTTCTCGGCAGCGAGATCACGCTCCGCCTTCTCGGCACGGGCGCGCTGTTCGCCAGTCTCTTTGTCTGCCTTCTCGCGAGCGGCCTTCTCGTCGGCGAGCGCCTTTTCGGCGAGAGCACGGGCCTCGAGGGCCTTCTTCAGCTCTTCGTCCATTGGTTTGGTGTCCTTTCCGCTTTCCGCGGTTTTGCTGGCCGCGGGGCGGCCGGAGTCGGTGTTGATGACGAGCGCTTCGAGGTGCCTGCGCTCGAACGCGATCGACTTGGCGACAGCTTCGGGATTGCTGCCCATCGGAACGAGGCTGATTTCGCGCAGCTCGTTCGGGCGATCTTTGCTGCCGAGCTCGTAGTAGTCGGTGTCGCCGGCAGCGTTGACGATCCGAGTCACTTGTCCCGGACGGAATCCAACGCTGACCGCCTTCTGAATGCCCTGCTGGACGCGGCGCCAGATCTTGTCGATCAGCGGCTCTTCCGTGGCAGTGCCAACGACGAGACGGATCGTCGCCATCAGCTTCTTGCCGACGAGCTTCGCGACGCCAGTCCCGATCAGCAGCGTATCTTCGGCGCTGCACCCAGTGTAGAGGGCGAGATTGTGATTCCAGAGGATCGCGCCGTTCTTCTCGAAGCGCGACAGATCCCAGAACGCCTTGACGACGTCGCCGTGCGAGTCGAGCGCTTCCGTCGAGGCTACGACCTCGAAGGTGCGCGTAGCGTCGTCGAGCACTCGAAACTCGACATCGATCTCCCGGCGTAGGACGCCATCCCAAGCGGGCTCACCGCCGGTGTTTTCGATTCCCATGCTTTCCTGGCCTCGGAGTCGTCGTCAGTCTTCGGATTCGCCGTCTGACTCGTCGTCTCCGGACTCTTGGTCCTCGGAGCCATCATCTTCTTCAGCGCCATCGGGCTTACCGTTCTCGCCAGCGCCGTCAGGAGCCTTGCGGAGGACTTCCTCGCCCTCTCTCGGTTCGGGCATCCCGACCTCGTCGCGCACCCACTTGGCGGGGATTGGCATCCACGATGCGAGCTTGTCGACGGCTTGCGCGAACTGGTGCTGGTCGATCGATTCGTCGGTCTGGAACCAGGGCGTCGGAACGAGTACGTCGTCTCCGAGATTGACCTTCACCACCCACGAGAACAGGTGAGCCTTGAGCGCCGCCGCGACCGCGACCGCGTCTTGCTCACGCTTCTCGAGGCGCAGCCCGTCGCGAGTTGTCGTGTCGCTGCGTGTGCCGTTGGGGCCGGACTCGACGCTGGTGGTCGTGCCCAGAACGGCCTTGCTCATCTCGCGGCCGATGCACTCGAACAGCTCACGGTGTGTTCCGGAGCCGCCCGTGCCCGGCGCCATGCCACTCGGCCACTCGACCTTGAGCTCGGTGGTCTCCGGCAACACTGCGACGCCGGTTGACCCGATCTCCTCAAGCGCCTGCTCAAGAACCTCGATGTCTTCGTCACTCGCCGACTTCTGGTACTGGCCAATCCGCCAGGGCTTCCAACCGGTCTCACCCAGGGCGATCCAGTCGGTCAGCGTCCAGTTGCGGAACAGCGCCGCCCAGGTGAGCAGCCGAATGAGCCCTTCGCGACAAGGGACGTCACCGACAATGCGGCGCTGGATCTGAACGATTCGGCCCGGGTTCTCGGCCAGCAGATCGACTTCGATGCCCTCTTGCGGCTGGTACCGCAGCGCCCCGTTCGAGGCAGAGAAGACGAAGTGTCGCGGGTAGATCGGCTCTGCCTTGTAGGGCAGAAGGAGACCGTCCTTGGTCTTGCGCCAGGGCGTCTCCGCCGTTGCGTGCCCGGGAAAGAATGCGCCCGTGAGGTGTTCAACCAGCGTCGGCCAGTTGTCGAACTCATCGACGACTCGGCGGCACAGGTCGATCGCGCGCTGGTCCTTGCGGCCTCGGCGCTTGCCCTTGGGGCGACCCTTGGGCTCAGGCAGAACGAAGTCGATCGGGCAGGCGGCGACGGCGGTCTCGCGAGCGCTCAGAATGCCCTGGAGGTGGCCGTCCTTCTGCCTCGACTCGTTGCCGAGATCGATGAGGCTCGCCGGGTAGCCAGCGTCGGCGCAGCGAACGATCCAGCTAACTTGGTCGGGCCGTAGCGAGCCACCGATGCGGGTGAACTGCTCGTAGAGCGGGCGCTCCCTGACCACCGGCTGGGCAGTCGTGAGCTTTGCCGGCGACAGCGCGGCCTTCAGCCAAGCGAAGACTCCCACGCATCACGCTCACTCGTAGATCGTGATCGGGTCGGTCGCGGACAGGATGCGGACCGGCTTGGCCTGCAGCGTGGTGCCGGCCAGGAACGGAACGGTGTCCTGTTCGCCATTGCGGTAGGCGACCGTGATGGTCGTCCCGGTGTCGGCGGCAGCGGCGCCGCTGACCACGACCCAGGAGAGCTCGTTGCCGAGCGAGTCCTTCTTCGGCCCGATGCCACTGAACCCGAAGGTGAGGGCGCCGTCCGTGTCGGCCATGGCCGGGATGTCGATGCTGGTCAGCGTCTCGAGCGGGCCGTCGGCAATGATCGTCTCGTCGCCGTCGGCGCTGGTGAGCTGAGCAACGCGCGTTACTGCGACGCCCGCGTAGGTGCCGTGGAACTCGATGTCCACGTCCGGCGTGAAGGCGCCAGCGCTGGAGTCGGCGGTCACCGAAGGCCAGAACGCGATGTTCGGCTTCGGCGGCATGCCGATCTCGTCATCCACGAGCGCGCCGTCGAGATCCTCTCCCTCGAGCGTGACCGGGTCCGTGACCGTGGCCAGCGATTCGACGAAGCCGTCGGCGTCAGCGAGGTCCGCCGCGGCGAAGGTCATGGAGCGACCGTAGAGTTTCATTGCAGTCTTCGCGTCCTTCCAGGAGCCGGCGCCCGCGTCGGGGGCCAGCCCTTCAGATCCGCCGTTGGCGTCGAAGTAGAGGAGCGCGCCGGTCTCGAGGACGAGCGCGACAGTTCCGTGTGAGCGACTCTCGACCGGGAGCGACCGAACGTCGGACTCGGTGAGGAACATGCCGGCGAAGCGCTGCGACAGTACCTTCGTCGCGTGATCGCCGATGAGCAGCGTTCCCTGGTTGCCGTTGAGAGCCATGGTGTTGAATCAGCCGAAGCCGCGGCCGGCCGCGCCATGCCAGCGAGAGGTGGGTGCGCGGGGTTGGCGGGGTGGCATGCGGACGGGAGCTAGCCGCCGAACTGCCCACCCAATCGCCGCCGCAATCACGAGTTCGTCGTGCTCGCCGTTCGCCGCCTGGGGCTTGCCGTTCTTGGTCACGAACGTGCGGAGCTGCGAGAGCACGGCGCGATCAGGCGTTGTGAACAGCCCTCGGCGGTGCGCGTCCTCGAGGCCGTCGAGCATCTGCGGCCGGGTCAACGTGTTCGTTGGCCAGCCCGGCTTCTCGTCTTCGTGACGGTAGATGTTCCGGTACTGCTCTTCGCGATCAAGCGCCTGCAGCACGGCGTGCCCGTGGTTGTTGCGCTCGACGGCGATCTCCGCCTCGTTGTACTCGCGACCGAGCTTGGCCGAGCACTTGGCGAGTTCCCACGGTTGAAACTGGCCGTCGATCGTCGCGACGTGTTCGCCGGTCCGCCGGTCCCACATCATCGCGCCGCTTGGGTCGCCACCGCCGCCCTCGGAGGTGTCCACCGAAAGCAGGTAGACAACGTTTGGCTGAGGCTTGCGGTAGATGCGGATTCGGTGCCGGTCGCGGCTCTCAAGCGGGCCACTCGGGGCGTCGGCCAGAAGTCGCGCCGTCGTGGGCTCATCGAAGAACCCGCGCCCCGACACGAGAAAGCATGTCTCGGGATCGCTTGGGTACTCTTGCGCGGTCTTGTCGGCGCCCTTTTCTGCCACCTTGCGCCGGTACCACTTGAGCTGCTCGGGTTTGCAGCCGGCAGCTAGAAGCCTTTCCTCGAGTTCGTCGCGCGGCTCGATGCGTTCCCCGCGCTCCAGCGGCGCCGAATACTCGGAGATCAGGAACCAGGGGAAGAAGTGCAGCTTGTAGCCGCTCTCTCCTGCCTCGGCCGACTTGCACTGCCGATAGAAGACGCCCTGGGCGCCGTTCGGCGTCGACTCGCTGATGATCTCGGAGCCGTACTCGATGCCTGGGACGCACTCGAGAAGCGCGTTTAGCGTCTCTTCGGCGTATTCGTAGAAGGCCGTCTCAGTGAGATGGAGCCGCGTAATCGTCCCAGCGCGGCCCTTCTTCTGCGCCGCGGCCTCGCTGGCGCCCGCCTCGATGATGCGCAGGCTTGCGTCGCGGTCGTCGAGCACCCACTCGCTGATGCTCTCAGTCCGAAACTTGATCGGAACGCCAGCCGCCTGCAGCGACTCGAACATCAGCCGGTAGTTGGCCGAGAGCAGCCGGACTGGCGAACGGTCGGTGATGGACTGGCAGGTGACGACGACTCGGGCACCCGGCACGGTCAGGAAGTGCCAGACATCGCGCGCCTGCTCGAGCGTCGTGAACCCCGCCTGCCTCGCCTTCAGCGAGACGTCACGCTGCGTGCGGTTGGCGCAGTAGCGACGTTGAATCTCGTTCCAGACCAGCTTGCAGCGCCCGCCGCCCTTGGGGACGATGTCGACGAGACCACAGAAGGCCTCGAAGTCGTCAATGGATGGCCCGGTCTGCCTCGTCGCCCGGATCGCTTCCAACCGTTCCGTCGCCATCTTGGCGAGCAGTGAGCGCGGCGAGGATCGCTTCGAAGCAGCCGCAATCTTTTGAGCCACAAACCCGCTCGACATCGGCGAGCAGAACCTCCAGGCCCTCTTCCAGCTTCACGTTCAGGCGGGCCGCGTATCGGCTGCCGAAGGTGCGCTCCAGGAGCCACTGCGCGCACTTGGCGGGGCCGTTCGAAGTGCCGGGGCCGTCGCCGCTGGAGGCGATGCCCCACAGCAACAACTCGCCCTCGGCCCTCGCGCGGGCGACTTGCGCGAAGAACTCAGCCTTGTCGGCGTCCCCGTTCTTCGCATCCGCCCGCCACTTGCGGAACGTCGTGTCGTCGATGCCCACCATCTCGCAAGACGGCTTGATCGGCTTGCCCTCGGCGAGCAGCTTACACAGTTCGCTCGCCAGTTCGGGCGTGAACTTGCTGGGCCTTCCGCCGGGCATTCAGTCCTCAATCTCCGCGAGTGACTTATCCACCACCCGCTCGCCAATCGTCGCGCTCAAGCCCTGGCCTCGTTCCTCTGCGGGCCGGGGACGTCTCTGCCGTTGTGGCCGGCCCTTTCTGAGGCGCTTGGCCTGTTGTCGCCAGGTGGAGACGTCGATGGTGATGCGGCGGGGTGTCACGCTGCTTTGTGGCTCGACCGGCGCTCGACCTTGACGAACCCTTTCAGGTCCCAGGGCTTGGCCACCTTGGTCGCCAGCCTGGCCTCGAACATCAGCCGCGCTTCCGTCGACCGGTCGAGCTCGGCGTACCCTAGGCATCGCTGGCCAACGTGTTTGCCGGCCGGGATGTCGTGGCTGTCGAGCTTGGCGCAGGCCGGGCACAGCGTGGTGAAGCAGGCTGGGCAGGCGCGGGTTGCGACGTCGCCGCAGGAGGAGCAGGTCCAATCAGGCATGCTTGTGCTCTCCGTGGTTGGCAACGTCAGGTTGCGCGCGCCTATGAGATACGCGACCCAGCAAGCTTGCCGTTGCTTGCCGGTGCGTTTCGTTGCGTGCGAAATCGGTGGGCATGTGTGCGCTAGACCGCCTCGTCGAGGTGCACGATGACGTCGCCGAAATGAGCTCGGAGCAGGTCACGAGTCGTGTACCAGTACCGGCCATCTTGGAAGCAGGCGCCGTGCCTGAGCAGCAGTCGTCGAGTGCGCTCGACACGCCACCCGAGCGCGTCGGCGACCTCGGCAACGGTCAGCCTTGGGCGCGGCTTGGAGTCGACTTTGCCGCGCCTCATTGCGCCCTCCGGATCGGTCGCGTCAGGTTCCACGCAATGGCCGCTCGCTTGATCAGCTTCCTTGCCTGCTCGTCGGCAGCATCGATGAGCGCCGACCGGTTGCGGTCCGGCGATAGCTTGTTGGCCTCGATCTCGTTCTCGACGATCTGGTAGGCCATGAGCGTCTCGCCGTTGTCGAGGCCGAACTTCTGGCCACGCTTCACCAGCTTCTGTCCACTCGGAGTGAGCGCGTACACGGCCACGATGCGGCCACGTCGGTTGTTCGGATCCCTGCCGAATCTGAGCCCCGCGAAGCCATAGTAGGCCGCGAGAATATTCAGGTTTTCACGGTCGTTCTCGTATAGTTCGTTCACCCTGCGACTGATCTTCGCGTACTTCCTGAGCGCGATGTCGTCCACCTCGAAGCCGGCGCCGCTTGTCGACTTCGGGCGCACCGTGATCTTCGAGCTGTTGCGCCCCTTGGCCACCGCCGTCCAGCCCGTCCCGCGGCAGCGACGGCACCAGCAACCTTCCTTGACCTCGCCGCTGCCCATCCAGCACCACTGGCAGGCTGGACGCTGCTGGTGCGGTTCGTCGCACCGCGGGCCATCGCATGGGACGCATCGCTGGTTTGCCGGCGTGATGTCGGTTTCGTCCAGGATGCCTTTGCCGCCACATGCCTTGCACTCGGTTGAGACCATGCGGTCGGCGTCTAGCCGCTCCAACATGGCTCCGCAGGTCGAGCGCTCGAACAGCGCCTGAGCTGGGCCGAAGTACCACTCCAGCAGACTCTCTTCTATCGACGGGATCCGATCCACGACCACCAAGGCCGGCTCGGTGGTGCTTTTCGCTGAGTTCATGCTAACCTCCGGGTTGACGGCGGCAATCGTCTCCGGAGGCCCTTGGCGCGAGCTGAGGGCTTTCGCGTCTCTGGCTACCGTGCCCTTGGCCCCATGCCCACGAACGGCGATGGCCCACCGTCCGCGATCTCCGGCGCCTTCCGCAGCTTCACCGCCGACCGCTTCACGATGGTGAGCCGACTCTCGTCGAACGTGGCCCAATCGGCAACGGCGCCGTCTTTGAGCTTCTCGGGAGCCACGCCGTACTGCGTGCAGCCGGTCATGTACTCGTAACGTCCCGCCGCGATGCCGGTGAATCCGGTCACGATGTCCTTCACTCGGTCGCCTAGATTGATGTCCTTCTTCATTGGTCTCTCCTCGTTTCGTTCTCTCGCATATTCTTCGCGCACCCCTCGCAAAGCATGACGCGGATCACCCTGTGTCGCCCATCGTTGGTCTCCCGCACATCCGACCATCTCTGCATCATGTCGTCGCCGATCAGCAGCGCGCCGCAGTCGTAGCACGTCAGCTCTCGCTTCACGCCCTCTGAGTCGCGCTCGACCAGCAGATCGAGACAGAACGCGCCGACCTCTTTGCCGTAGTTCGTGAGCACGACTTGACCGCGTGCGCCTCGGGCGATGTCGACCGTCGCCGTCGTGCACTCGATGCCGAGCCGGCGAGCTTGCTTCACGCACCAGCGGCGCGCGGCGTGGTTGAACTTCTTCACGGCGACCCCTGTCGCAGCAATGGCAGAAGCTCCGGCGAGAACGGCGGGAAGACCTCAAACTCCGTGATGATGCGCTTCCCCTCCATCCGAGACCGGATGATGGGCTCGCGTGGTGTCAGGAAGCCTTCGCGCTCCCATTGCTTGAGCTTCTCGAGAACTACTTGGTTCCAGCGCCTCGCCGTCAGCGCGCCCGCGGCGAAAGGGTTGTCCCAGAGGAACGAGTAGCTCTTCGACGGCGCCAGGGCGGCGGCCGGCAGGGAGAGGAAGGCGCGGCGGTTCATGGCTTCACCGTTTCCACGAACACAAAGTACTCGTTGGGTCTCTGCCCGTGCTCTCCGCGTTCCGGCTCATGACAGAGAAGCTCGCCGGCCACGAGGCTGTCCCACCCCTTGCCGATGGTGAAGTCGTGATAGTTGCGCCATGGCGGGTCGGCGATCGCGTAGACGTCGACATCGAGCCTTCGCGGGTACGATCTAACAAACTCCTCGAACTCTTCCTTGGATACCTGGCGCTTGTGGTGGCTCACGGCTCATCCTCCTGACACTCCCACGGATGCCCCACTTCCTCCCTCGCGGTTGGCACCGTATCCGCCGTAAACCTCTTCGGCACGTGCCCGAACAGCGCCAGGTTCTCGGCACGCATCGCAGCGTTGGCTTTCTCCTGGTGGGGCGTGATGCCGGTCATGGTGCTGGCTCCTCGCTTGTCCTTGTCGCCGGCATACGGGTCGACGCCGCCGCGCAGCATCGGCCTCTCTTCCCGCTCCAGCGCCTTCAGTCGCTCAAGCTCACCTGCGCAGCTCCGATGCAACGCTCGCCCGTCCACCACCTTGGTCGGGTCGTGGCGTTCGTTCAGGGTGTCGCCGCAGCGGCCGCAGTGCGCAGTGAGCTCGACGGTCTCTGTTTCGCGGAAGGCAGAAAGTCCGCTGCTGTCGCTCGGCTTCCGCACCATCCCGGCCTTCGCGGCGGCCTCGTCCAACCTTCGCTCTTCCGCCCGCTCTTCGAGCCAGCGCTTTGCCGAATCCGGGGACGCCGTTCCGTTCGTCATCGCCTCCAGCCACCCGCGCTCGCCCATGTCACCCCGGGTGACGCCGTCCCAGGACATGACGTGCTCGCCGTCACCGAAGGTCCCGAGCCACTGCATAAATTCGCCGGCAGCTTCCTTCGAATAGACGAACGCGCGATCGGCTCCGGCCAACCCGGCCAACGCCTGGTCGATCGCCCGATACCTCAACCGGCACAAGCTCCCAGCGAACGGCGTGCCGGTGACACCCATCTTCTCGTCGCAGACCCAGAAGCGGCCGGCGTCGTCTTCGATGACGTCGCCGATGCGGAAGGTGTCTGACTTCGCCACCGCACTCGACTCAATGTCATAGTGAATCGCCTCGCCGCCTATGTTGATCTCGTAGTGCATTTCAGCCATCGCTTGTTCCCTTATTCGAAACGTTGTCTGTGCACCACCGGGTACGCGGTCGGTGCAGTTGCCGATGTTGATGAGCGGGATCACGCCGCCCTCACAATCGCCCACAGCTTCCGTAGCGCCAAATTGTGCTTCAGTTTGCGCAGCGCCGTGAACTCGGCACCGCGGACTTGGTTGACCGTGAGACCGAGTTCGGTCGCGATCTCGGCGTAGGTCATGGCCCGCTGTGAGTGTCCGCCCATGGTCGAGTCTTCGATGTTGCCCATGCTGGCACACTGTCGCGAACAGAACCGACGCCGAATCCAGTCGCGCTCTTGCTCACGCTCACGCCTGACCAGTTCGGCCTCGCAGTAGGCACAGTGCCTCATTCAACCTCAGCATCCATCGCCTTCATCCGCTTCCGCATCTTGGCCAGCGCGCGAAGGTAGACGTTGAACACGTTCTGCCTCGACATGCCGAGGAGGAATCCGATCTCCTCGAACGACAGCGGCTCGCGACGGGAGATGGACCGGAGGATGGATTCGATCTTCATGCTGGGATGACCTCGAAGCAGTGTCCGGTCCTCACAATGCGGCTCATGCAGTCGAGCGTGCCGCTTCCCTTGACGTCACCCGTCCACATCGCAAACGCATGGTGTGCCCCGCCGTCCTCAGTCCAAGCTTCGACCAAGCGCTCGTTTCGGCGCGGACCGGCGCCCTTTCCGTGGCCGGCCCAGTCGGCACGGAAGACATAGAGCCGCTCGCGGAATCCGTCATCGAGCCCGCATGGGTCTTGGGCCGGAGCGCTTGTGAATAGCTCCACCATCGGTTCCGGAGAAGTCAGCACGTGACCTCTCTGGCGCTCATGCCACCAGTCGCGAGCCAACTGGTCGGCACCCCGAGCGCACCCGACGAACAGACTCAGGCTGTCGTAGCTATACGCCTCAAGCGCCGCATCGAGCGCGCTCCAGAGCGGCACACGATCCTCGGCGTGACGTGAACCAGTAACGAGCAGCGAAACGTGACTCGCCATCAACACTCCCCTCCCGCCGCGCTGAACGCCTCGTCATCACACAGCGGCGCGACAATGCCGCCGACAGCCTGCGCCGCTTGCTTCGCCTCGTCCTCGATCCGGAACTCGACGACGGCGCCGCTCGGGTCGCACATGATCCTGCCGCTGGGCATGAGCACGACCCAGCCGATGATGGGGTCGTCGGTCATCGTCCCGCCCCCAGTACCACCCTCTGTCGCTCGACCTCGGCAGCAAGATCCATGACCGTAAAGCTGCGGTCGGCCCAGTCGATCTCGATGCCGGGCCACGCCTCGAGCACGAGCGGCGCCCTATCGCCGACCACGCCAAAGACGCAGCAATCGATCAGGCCGTGCCAGTCGCCATCGAATGTCAGGTGGCTAACCGAGCCCCAGCTGATGCGACATCGCCGCAGCCGGATCATCGCCGGCCTCTGCACTCGCTCAAGAAGGCCCGTGATCTCGGCGGGCGTCGTGTCGTTGAACTGGCCGAGGAGAAGGGCGATCATCGGGTGGACTCCAGTTCATCGTTTCGAGCGCGAAGTCTCTCCGCCGCCGCAATCGTCACCTCCGCCAGTTGCTCGTAGTCCGCCAGCAAGAGTGAGCTACCGGTCACTGCCGACGCCACCCGGAACAACGCCTGCTCGGCAGCGAAGCCTTCCGACTTTCTGATCTCGTAGCGCCGTTGCAGATCGGCGAGCTCGGCGCTGAGCTTGGCGTTGTGCTCGTTCGCGGTGTCGAGCTGAGCGCGGAGCGTGTTCAGTTCGGCAAGGTGGTCACTCATTTGTTTGCCTCCAGCGACTTCATCGCCTCGGTCAGGATGCGCCCAACGCGAACCAGCTTCTGATTCGTGACCCAGGCTCGCCGTGTTAGCGCTGCTCGCGTACCGCTGTTTCCGCCAAGCCCGGCGTCTGCGAGCGCCCGGAACGCTTGCGCCGTCGAACGCTCGCGGTCGACAAGGAAGGCATAGACGGCCCTAGCTCGGCTCACCAGCAACCGAAGCTTCAGCCGCACAATCTGCCGGTCGCGCTCGTCGATGGCGTCAAGGAGCTCGCGTTCGGCGCGGTGATCGCGGATGGAGAGGATCACGGCAACCTCGCCAGCGCTCGCCGCACCTTCAGATTCCACAATGCCGGTGTGTCCGTTGGCAGCGCCAACACCTTCACACTTTTGCCAGACAACGTGAACGTCCACTCGCTGCGTCCGTTCACAGTCGGCCCCTCGGCGAACGTGACGGAACATCGACCAGGATGCTGAAGCGCCCCGCAACTCAACGGCCTATGCTCCGGCGCTACCAGACGCTTCGCCGTTGCAACGACTCCCGAGCGGGTGCGGCGGATGCTGGTGACTTCGAGGTGGAGGTGAGTCATTCCGACCAACCCTGCTCTCGCAGCACCCGCACCAAGTCCGGCGGCGAGTAGTGAGGCCCCTTCAGAATCTTGCCGTCGGCTCGAACGGTCGTCGGGAACTTGCTCATGTTGCTGCGTGCCACCTCGTCGGCGATTGGCTCACCGTCGATGCCGAACTCCAGGCGCATGCCTTCGTTCACGAAGTCGAGATCGGCGAGTGCGTCGGCGACGGCAACGATGTCGACCGGGCCGGTGCCAGCGATCTCGACGACGTATCGGATTCGGTCCCACACGTCCTCGACTGCGTACTTGCCGCACCCGCACGCCGTCAGCAGTTCGCAGAATTCTTCGGCCGCGAGCTTGAGTCGCAGCTTGACCCTGTCGTCGGGCGGCACCGTCGGCGTCTCCAGGATTGGAGCCCCAGCCTCGAGGTGGAACGCCCTCACCTGGTCTCGCAGCTTGGTCACCGCTTCACCTCATTCCTCTCATGCAGCACATCCGCCTCAGCCTCGCCCATGTCCCGAACCGGTCGCTCGAACTCGAGCCGGATCACCTCGTGCCCGGCGTCCAGACACGCCTTCGCATGCGACCAACGCGCGGTGGCAGACATCTCGCCGGTGTCCTTGTCGAACAGGGCCCACAGTGTTCTTCGCTCCATGCTCACGGCTCGCTCCCTTCCGGCACCCAATGCGGCATCACGTACTCGGGCTTGACCTCGTAGCCGAGCTTGGCCGTGAGGTAGCGCGCGGTCAGAGTGCGGACTTGGTCGCCTTCGTTGCGCGCGAGGTTCGGCCACGCGGCGTCGTCGCCCGTGACGTTGAACACACCCCACCAGACACCGCGTTCGAGCTTGCGCTTCTTCGGCGTCGGCTTGTTCGTCAGCACGTCGAGCGCGCGCGAGTGGCCCGCTGATCCTGGCTTGCCACCGACCGCTTCGGCCAGGGCATAGGCGAGCGAGTGTGCCGGCATCTCGTTGAACGCCTTGACCCGCCGCTTGAACTCCGGAGTGCCTGGCTCTGCACCGAGGGAGCGGGCGACTTGGCGGGCGATGCGAGCGCGCTTCTTAGTCGTGGTTGTAGTCTTCAACGACCACCTCGTCCTTGGTGACAGTGATCTTGACGTGGTCGCCGAAGACGGCCTCCAGCAACTGTTTGTCGATGGTCTTCCACACAGCCAGGAAGTCGTCACGGCATTCGGCGCTGAACTCCTTCGGGTACTCGCCCCACAGTTCGTAGTCCCACACGCTGTAGTCGCCAGACTTCGACGCCGGCACAAGGTACGGTTCATGGACCGAAAACACGCAGGCGCTGCCGTCGTTGAAGTACGGCGTGTACTGAGTCCACCCGAACACAGCGGCCTCCGGATGCTTGGCAAACACTTCGCAAAACGCCGCCCCGATTGCCGCTCGCCCCTGTTCCTTTACGAACGCCTCCAGCTTGGCCTTCGCGGCCCTCAACTCGCTCGACACCTCTTGCAGTTTCTCGATGCTCATCAGTCCACCACTAGCTTTCCCGACGGCATACTCGCCGCCGAATCCAGAACCATGTCCGCGGCGCCGATGTTCAGCGCGGCCTTGAGGTCTTCGATCGACGGCGCTTCTCCCTGGATGCGCGTCGTCTGTCGGTCGCGAGGCTTGCCACCTAACCAGTCGTAGAACGGCATCCCCTGCAGGTAGTCTTGTGGCGTCGGGATGCGCCCCATGTCGTCGATGACGTGCTGCTCGGCGACGTCGCGGACGCTAACCAGCCTGCCGTTCTGCAGCGTGAGATTGTGACCGAAGACGTGTTCAGTGATGTAGATCCCGAACGAGCTGTGAAGGATCGCGCGGTGACGCATGTCCGGAAACGCGCTCTTGCTCGAGTCGATGAAGTCGTGGATCGGCAGATACTCTTCCGGCTCACCGCCCCACTTCTTCACGCTGACAAGGGCGTGTAGGTAGGGCTTCACCGCTCCACCTTCCGCAGCGAATCCCGCCGCATGCATTCCCCGTCGACCATCTTGCCCTCGACGGAGTCGCACACCTGTTTCTGACCAGCCTCGTATCCGTTGACACACGAGGCAATGCCGATCCCGCAGGCGAACCGCAGGATCGCGACTCCGACTAGGGTTTCTTTCGTTTCGGGTTTCACTTCGCCTCTCCCGTCAGCATCTCGATCGCCTTGAGCGCGTGCTCCAGGGCCGCCTTCGTGTTGCCCATGCGTGACTGTTCGCGGGCCGCCCGTACATGGACCTTCGCGTCCACGTCGTCCGTCTCGATGGTCAGCTTGATACGGCGTCGAGATTCGCAGGCCAACGCAAGCGCCTTCGCTTCCGCGTCTCCAATGCCGCGAAGGTCGATATCGACAGAGCCCGCGCCGACCTGTGCCCGCGTTTCGAGTGGTGGTACGCAGTAGCTGTCCATGCGGACGTCGTGGTGTCCGCGGCCGGCGGTGACGTTCACCGTGTGGATGTAGAGTTCGCGTTCGATCTTCACGCCGCCACCTCACCTTCCGCCCGCATCTCCGCCAACCTCTCCTTGACCTCGGCGTTGCACAGCCGCTCCTGCCGGACGAGGCGCTGAATCAGGCGCAGGCGTTCGGCCTGTCCGGGCGTGAACACGAGTTCGACCGGCTTGTTGTAGCGGCGCGGGAGCTTGAACGGGCGAATACCGAAGCACTCGCCCCAGAAGAGCAGGGTCGAGCAGGATTCGCGGAGTTGCTGGGAGAGTTGGGAGGGCGTCATGGTTTCATCGGCTCCGGGTACTTCGCCTTGAGGTCAGTCAGAAGCCTGCGCTCGCGCTGTTCCTGACTCTGCGCTTGAGCCACCCGCTTGGCTTCCACCTCGGCTTCGTAGGTGTCCACGTCGAAGAGGCCGTTGTGGCGGGCGTCCCAGAGATCGAACTCTTGAGCGAGTTCGTAGACTGAAACACCTTCACGTCGCTCGATGTCCGCGCCGTCGCCCCAATTGCGTGTCGCGCAGATGACCGAGAACGCATCGTCGCCGAACAGGAGTGCCCAGTGGTTGTCCCTGCCGACGACCACGCCGGCAAACTTCAGACCCTCGGCTTCGTCGAGAGTGACCTGGCGACGAATCTTGATCGTGTCATCGTCACTCATGGCGCCCTCCCTGCCGCCATCGCCCTGTACTCCTCGCCACCGAGCCTGAAGAGCTCCGGGTCGTGCGAGTTGTCGCGCTGCGGGTAGCCAAGGGCGTCGTTCGCATACTGAAACTGCGCAACCATCGGGATCTGGTGCTCTTTGCAGATCGCGATGATCTTGGTCATGAGCGGCGAGATCTGCTCGTCGTAGATGTCTTCTTTGGTCCAGTAGGTCATCCTTGTTCCTTCGATTGTTCGGAGTCCGTGCCGAAGTGGCCTTCTGACAGCGGCCCGTTGATTCGACCGGCCTTGGCCGGCGCCTTCTGCTTCTCAGGAAACAGGCGAGCCATGTCGGCCTCGATCTCCTCGGCAGTGACAGCGCCGGGATCGACGTAGGGGCGATCCCAGTAGGGGCGCGCCTTCGCCGGTTTGACCTCGCCGGGGATCGGCGCGTCGGAGTCGAAGCGGTCGTCGTGGTTCACTTGGAGCCTCCCTTCGAGATCGCTGCGTCGAGTTCGGCAGCGGTCCACGTCTTCGACTGCGCGGCTGTCGGCTTGGCCTTCGGGGCCACCGGCAACGCGATGACCGGCGCCCCTGCTGGTTTACCCTTCGCCTCCGGCAGCAACAGGCCAATGCGGCTCGCTGGCGCCAGTCCAGCGCGCGGCGCCGGCAGGGGACGACCTGAGACCACGTCGGCTCGCCCGCGGGCCGCCAGGGCGTCGTAGAGCTCCGCAAACCGGGCCCGGTCAGCGGCCTCATTGTCACCGAGGCACAGCCCGCGCCAGCCCATCGCGTTCACGCAGTCGGCCACCAGCGGGTCAACGAAGCTCGGGACGCCGTGGGCACCGGTGCGTCGGATCTCCGCCAGCACGTCGCCCCAGGCCTCGACGCCCTTGCGTACCGGGCCACGCTCCTGGTCCGCCGCCGCGGCCCTGATTTCGGCGATGGTAGGCAGCCACTTCGACGTGCAGACCAGGCGCTGGATGGCGGCCTGCACGGCAGGGAAGGGCAAGTCCAGGAGCATGGACTCGTAGACGTCGGCGGTCGCATCGCTGATGGCAGCGTCGCGGTAGGCCGCGGCCAGAATGGCCACGAGCTTGGCGGCCTCACTTCGCTGCATCGCGAGCCTCCTGCGCGGCGCGCTCTTCGGCCTCGAAGCGGTTGGCGCGTGCACGAAGCCGGTCAGCGTTCGCGCCGACTTTCCCCGCCGGAGACTTTCCTCGCCCGTACTCCGCCGCCGTCCTGAGCCAGCGACTGAAGGTCTTACCCGCGTCGCTTTTCGGGTCCTTGAACTCGTGGTCCCTGAACTTGGCTTCCTCGGCCGCAAGGTCGACGCCAAGTTCGGTCGCCAACTTCCGATGCGCCTCGGTCACCTCGAAGCTGGAAGGCACCACCCGCCAGCGCTTCGCTCGCGCGCGCGATCCTGACCTGTCAGGTTGATCTTCTGGATCTGAAAAGAAAGAGAGAGAGGGATCTATATTGGGATAGGAGGACTCGGAGCCCTTCGCGAGCTTCTCGACGGCCCTCGCGAAGTCCGGCGAGTCTTTCGCGAAGTCCGACAAAGTTGCGTAAATTACAGCGTCTTTCCGTGTCGGGATCGGAACTTTGGGCGCCGACGGATGGTCAACCTTCTGGTGTTTCCGCCAGGTCCTCAGCGCGTAGTATTTCTGACCATCGACGGCGTACAAAACCATGTAGCGAATCCTCGCGAGACCCTCGAGAGCCCTCGCGAGGACGTCCGAGGACTTCGCCGGGAACACGCGGGACAGCAGGAAGTGCGGGTGAGCTCGCCCTAGACCGTGGTCGTCAGCGAGCAAGATCATTGCGACGGCCAGGACGCGGGCGTCGGAACACTCAAGCGACAGCTCGTCATCGAGCCACTCGGGCTTGATTGTGCGGATGCGGCTCATCGCAGCACCATCCCGGCTTGCTCAGGCGTGCGTCCGCCCTTCTTCGAGTTGCACAGCCAGCAGGACAGCGCGAGGTTTTCATCTGAGTCCGAGCCGCCTTGGCACCGCGGAACGATATGATCTAGGCACGCCCAGCGCTTCTGATCATCCGACGACCAGGAGCCACCCGAACCATCGATCAGCTCCACGCCACAGTATCGGCAAGTCGCCCCGTTGCTTACGGCAAACGCCACGTAGGACTTCCGGTTGCGGGAAAGTCGCATGCGCCGACGATCCATCGCCTTCCTGTCAGTGCGACCTTCCGCTGACTCCTGATGCTTGAGGAAGTCGTGGATGACCCATCCCCCGTCGACCGGATGCCAGAGTCCGCCGTCTACGAGCTCTGCTATTGCGGTCTCGCGCTCCTTGCCAGTCTTCGGCGCCTTCGTGAAGACGTCGATGCTGTCCGGCGTGACGAGCCCGTCAGTGCCGTCTTCGTTGGCTACATCGATGGCGGTAACCCACAGTCGAAACGCCACATCAGACAGTCGCCTGAGCTTCCGATTGTGGGTAAAGCCAAACTCGAAGAGAGACTCGTCGCTCACGCTGCCACCTCGAAAAAGTCCAGACATTTCGCGCAGTCTGAACGGACGTTCAGATTTTTCTTGACACGCTCCAGGAAACACGGCGTGATCCGCGCGCGGTCTCTGGTTGCCTTGAGTCGCTCGACACCGCCTCCGCTACGCTCGGCTGGTGTGCCGACGTCGGCAGCAGTGACCGCAGACGGTCCCCGCTTCCTCGTCCGGCTCGTCGCGTCGTCCTCTACTTCGCTTCGCTCGTTGGGAGAGGCGCTGCCGCCTGCGAGACCCAGAGTCAGCAGCAAGCGATGAGCTCGCGGTCTCGCGCGCTTCGATGGCGAGTCGATAGCGACTAGCGATGGCCTGACAGGTCTTGAGTGTTTTGCCGCGGGGGCGTGTGTCCGGAGATCGGGAAGCGTCACGCCAACATCTCCATCACCAGCTCATCCAGCACCACGCGCGGGATCTCTGGGCACTCCGACCGCACCGCCCGGATCACCTCGAAGCGCGCGAGACCG